ATGAGCATTTGCAAGTTTGACGTAGACAACTTCACATACAACATAGAGAGCAACTTACTTGCAATGGGCCTACCAGTTCCTCAAACTGTATTTGGAAGCATGGCGACTGTTACAGGCGGAATTGGAGCTATCGAGTCTGCTCTTTCTAGTAAAGCGTCTGATGTGCCTCTCTCGGCAATTTCCAGAGCGGGACAAGCGAGTAAACAGATAGCTGGCATTACGGCGGCATTCTATGCTGGTGCGATTATTGGTTCCGCATTCATGGCCTCAAAAAGAGCTACTTCTTGCAGCCGTTCTGAACTAAGGGACGCTTTTCGTTCATTTGGCTTACCAACGTGGGCTGCTGATGATGCGTTAAAACACCCGCAAGGCGAAAAACTTCTGAGAAAGCATTAATGAAAATTTTGGTGGTTGCATTGCTGAGCGCACTCGGCGCTTGGTTGTTTTGGTATGTTACTGGTGAGAGCGGTTTTTACATTGTAGGTTTAATAGTGGTTGTTGCTTATGCTGAAAGAATTTATAAGCGCATTAAAAAAGGCCGCGTTAGCGACCTCGATTGATTATTGCGTTTCCCGCTTGCACTTTTCCAGCACTTCTTTTAATCGACTTGCTGCTGTTACAATCCACTCCTTGGCGCCATCTGTTAAAGGTTGGTCTGATTCCATGAGAGCGATTACAACTTCAAGATCAAGCTCCGCTTGTTTCATATTATTTTCTCCAATAGCCAACGTTAGTTAATTTATTTTGTAAATGCCACTAGAGTTTATACTTTAGTACTACACGATTATTTAGGAAAAACCTAATTACAATATAAGCTCATGCTGATAGCAATGTCAGCATGAGCTCTGTTAGCCATAGGTCGTTACTGATCTTTTTGTCACTTAAAACCTACAGAAATCCGGCAAACGTTGAATTTATTACAGGTAAGTACTTGTTATTAACCTGAATTCCATGAATTGCCTTACTCTGATAACGCTGTCTAGTTTTTATGGACTGGCTCACAACTTCAGAATTTATTGGACGCAAACGGCCCCACTCCGAATTGTTGTAAGATTTCACCTTCTTCCATAGTTTTTTCATACCTTCACGGTCATTTGTGCGGTAGCACATCCACATTGCATTTAGCAGACGTTTACGGCGATCCATCGTTTCACGTTCGTAGTTTTTAATATCTCGGTTATCTTGGTTTTGGATTAACTGTCGGCTTGGCGTAAAACCCGCTAGCTGGCCTGCATACTCTAATGGAGTGAGGTCGGCCACAACCACATCACCATTGTTGTTTGAAACATTGCCGCCTTCACTAGCGTATCGCGCAGTTTTAGCCACATCACGGACCCATTTAGGTTGGAATGATTCAAAGCCTTTAGCGTACTTTTGCTCACGGAAAATATAGTCGAAGCCTCGCGCAGCACTAGCAGCAATTGAGTAAGTTGGGCCTAGCATTTGTTCAGTAATGTCCGAGAACGCGCTAGACGCATCCAAACGGTCGGATGGTCGGATCCATAAGCTCATTGGATCTACTTCTACACGACTAGAAACATTAGGTAGTCCAGCCATTGTCCCCATACCGTAGTAAAGGCCATCTGCTAGTTCTTTGCCAAACCACTCACGAAGAACTAACTTAAGCTCTACTTCTGCATCCCATGGCTCGTCATCATCACCCACCATCGTGTAAGCCAGATTTGCGATAGCGGCCAGTGTTGCAACTGGCATCGCACCCAAGCCACCAATCATAAATGTTGCGGCCATTGTTCCCATCAACTGCTTACGGGCTGTCGCTCGTTCTTGTGGCGTAGTGTTCTTACTCACTGAACTATAGAAGGTTCCTGTGACTGGATTCTTGACGGCGAACGCTTGCAAGAAGTTGTGGATCAGATAGAAGCTCATGTTTTGGCTGTATTGCTTAAATTGAAGCGCAACTGCTGCTACATCACCTTGCATGAATCTAGCTCGGTTTAGTGAGCCATAATCAAAGTGAGAATCCCAAGTAGCGTCGATCGCATATTTGGTTGCGTTCTTGTGGCTTTCACCATTTTGCTTAGCCATACGATAAGCGGTCATAAAGGTTACTTCTCGGTTTAACACCTCCGCATGGTGGAACATCCAACCGATGCCACGAAGAACTTTACCTTTAGTCTCTGTAAGATCACTTGTTGGAGCTTCAGCAATACCGAGCAAGTCATGAGATTGCGTTGTGTCGATAACGCCCATTGCGATCGCTTCCTGCATCGCTTTGAGTTCATCGCCTTGTAAAGTTGTTGAGCCAAGGATGCCATTTCGACGGCGAACCGCTTGGTCCTTGTTGGCCGTCGCAAAGTTTTTGATGAAATCAGACGTTAAACCAGCCATTACTTTGCCTGACTCGATAACACCATATTTGGAGCCGATAACCGGAAGGGCCACTTGTACATTCTGTGTAATGTTGATCATTGCCGACGCTGGCGACGCGCCAATCATCCAGAAAAAGCCGAAGCCAGTAAGATTGGAAGCCCACGCAGCGCGTTTAGGGTGCATAACCCACTCATGGCGCTTGTTCATTTCATCCATAATACGGGCTGCTGCAACGCGGTCCTCGTCACCTTCAGGTAGTTCACGCATCATCTTAAAATTGTCGTGCAGTGACTTAAGGTGTTCAGTCATCTGGTCTTCATGCTGAAGTCTCGCCAACTGTTTAGCCTGCTTAGCGCCTTGGTCAGCTAGTGCCTGAAGTGCATCTTTGGAGAAGCCTGATACACCTTTGCGGTGAATGAATTGTTTTCTAATAGAACGGCTTGGCATGGACTCTAAATACATTTGGTAAATACGGTCCTGCATTTCTGCACGTGCCTGTTCTGACATAGTGGTTGTTTCTGTAGCGGTGATTAACTCACTAACAACCGACTGTGACATTGAATCAAGCCCTGCAAAATCTTCGACTGTCTTACCGCGTTTTACTTCGTACCCTGCCGCTTTCAGCTTTTCAAATTGGCTTTCCATTTCTGATTGCGTTTGGTACATGGTAAAGACGCGTTCACCCTCCTGGTTAATTCCATCAATGTAATATTGACCGAAGCGAGCAAGAGGAACATAGAAGCCCTTCTTCGCGATTTCATTATCTAAACGAATCTTAGCCGCCTGTGCTTTCCCTAACTTGCCTCCCTGCATAGCAAGGCTGGCCGCCTTGTCTAATAATGCATTCGACACGTCCTCACGTTGCTTAATGTAGTGATCGCGAATCTGTTTGACTACATCCTGTGATTCCTTAGGTAATTGAGCAAGTTTAGCTTTGGCCTCTTTCAATTTTTCTTTGCGCTTTGGTTCGTACTTGATTTGCTTACGAACCTCGTTTAGTTCTTCAGTAATCTTCGCTTGCACTTCACCAGAACGGTTCTTAAGGCGCGCCTCCAAAATCCGAGCAACTTCTTTTAGTTCTGGCGTCAAGTCTTTGTAATCATCAAACGGGTCTACATTGTCCAACGTCAGTTCATGCATTAACTCAAATGCTTTATCCGCTTTTTCTGGATTCTTACGACGCCATTTATCTAAGCCTTCAAATGTATCAAGGACGTTTTGAACCATACGGCCCTCGTCAGCTTGCATTTGGTTGATTTCATCTAAGTAACCTTTGATATGGCTAGAGAACTCCTTCGTGACTTTCTTATCTGCCACCTCAACCAATTGGCGCAAAGTAAGTAACCCATAGCCACTACTCTTAACTGCATCACGCACTTTTGATTTACCAAGAAATTGTTTCGGCGCGTGCAAAATTCGTTGAAGTAAACTCTCACGCTCACCATTGAGAATACTTTCATACGATTCTTTTAAGGTTGGAACGCTATCCACTGTTTGAGAGAAACGAACAACGTTTGGAAGTGACACCGTACCGTCTTTACGGCGTAAGTATTTATCCGCACCATTGATCATGTTTCTTACCTCTGCGAGTGTCATCTTATCGTTAGATAAGAAACCACTACGGCGAAGCGCTCCCATCACCGACGCCATAATACGGTCAGCAATTTGGCGTAGCTTTCCTGTCTCTACTTCAGCTAAGCGTGAAATAACTTCTTCTGCTTTAACATAGTCCGGAGCGTCTTTGTAAGAGCGGTCCACTTCAGAAAAGATACCTTTTAAGCTCTTGGCGTTACGTAGGTTCATTACTTTGGTGGTAAGCGCGTCGATCTGTTCAGGGTTTAGATTGCCAAAAACACCATTGTGACCGATCAGTTCGTGACGCATTGCTTTGCGAACATCTTGAGGTGAAGTTAGATTGTCAGCCACCAGCACAACGCGATTGTCTTGGCTAAGCCATACGGCTTTAACAGTAGCGTCCGGATCTGTTGTCACGAAGTCACTCAATTGACTTTGACTCTGTACGACTTGGACATTAACACCATGCAGGCCGTCATAGTCGTTCAACCACTTCTGCGCACTCTGCTCGACTTTCTCTGCTTTCATTCCCTTTACTGGTGCGTCAATCACATTGCTCTGAGAAAAGCGAATATCTTCAGGAACCGGAAGGTCTGAAGTATTTTCAGGTACGTCGATAACAATGGTCTTTGTATTTACGGCGGTAGGATTCAGAGAGTTCTTAAATGATCCTTCTGGGTTGCGATCTTCAACCGCGCCTACCGAATCTAAATACTCACGGAAGTTCTTGTTTACGCTGTTGTTGCGGTCGCCTGCCATAGAACTGGTAATTGCAACCAGACGTCCACCCGGCTTAACCATGCTTAGCGCATGAACCACATGCTTAACGTCGGCATCATTGCTAAATGGAGGGTTCATTACGACGCGATCATAAATAGGACCGGGATTGTAATTTAGGAAGTCATCAGCGACGACGTTGTGACCCTTTTCGGTCAGTAAATTTTGCATCTTGTAAGCAAGTTCACCAACATCAAGATCTGCACCTTTAGCTGCAATCTTATCGGCTAAATGCCCCATGCCTGCATTTGGTTCGAGGACTTTCATTCCCGGCTGAATATCAGCCTGTTCAACAACACTATCAGCCAACTGATCGTTATCTGTAGGGAAGAAATCATTAAATGCGTTGCGGTTGTTACGAACAATATCCGTGATTTCGTTTTCAAGCTTGGTGATTGGAGTTTCAACCGGACGATCCGACTTAAATGTGGTTTCTACTTTTGAAATCTCGCGTAGCGCTTGGCGTAGTTGTGCTGGGCCATCAATACCCATACGCTTTAATCGGTCCTCTCGCTTAAACAGCTCGGCCAAACCTTCAGCGACATACTCACTTTTATTTTTACGCGCGAACTCTCGGATTTTATCGACCGTTTTATCCCAAGCTGGCCCCGTCATCGCTACAAGGTCCCGATCGCCAACATTCTTCACATTGGAACGAATTTTATTAGCGGCCTGCTTAAAGCCACTAACCTCTTGCATAGAATCAGCCACACGTAGCAGTCGATCTCTGTTTGCTTCTGGCGTTGGGTAGTTAGCCCAATACAGAATATCGTCTAGCTTAGTCTCTGGTTTTAACTTCCAATTGCCTCGCTCGTTTCTATAACCAAACTTCTCGCGTGCTTCTTCTGTCATATTCCAGATAATTGCACCACGAACACGCTGAAGTTCTTCAAGTTGAATCTTTTGGCTAAGGTTACCAATGATCTCTACTTCGCCTCTGTCGGTTGCATCTGCAATTGCTTTTAGCAAACGAGCATCATGCTGTAGAGCGTAGGCATTATCCATCGCATAACCAGCTTCACGTGCTCGCTTGGCCGTATTGGTTTTGCGGTCCTGCTTAATAGCTGCATCTGCGTCAGCTTCCATTTTTGAAGCCATTTCTCTTAACTTCGTAACTCGACTGTCCTGCTTGGCCTCTAATTGGCGTTCTTGGCGCGCCTCTCGGTTAACTTTCTCGCCATCGAGCAACTTAGCGAAGTTATTGCGGTCCTCAACGTTAGCGAATTGAAATCCGTCGATTGTGTTCCAACGTTTAGCCTGCATTGCATTGACGAAGTTACCACCCAACTGGCGCGCGCGGCCTGCAAGCTCTTTGAATGCTTCCTTACCCATACGTTCACCAGTCAACTGAACCACATATCGCGGCTCACCTGATTTAGTATGTGTAGTTTCTGCAAGCTGGTAAGGCACATCAGCATCAACGGCTTTAACCTCTGCCGCTTCTTTACGTTTACGTTCTGCCTTTTCTAGTCGGTCCTTCGCAACCAATTCGTCATATTGACGTAATTGGTCCGGTGTTAACGCATGAATGCCATTACCTTTCTTACGTGCGTACGCAATAAAGTCTTGCATTGTTTGAGGGTTCTCAAGCGCTTCCTTCTTACGCTTTTGCTCGGCCTCTGCTGCTTTGCGCTGCTCCTTTCGTTTTAGTTGAACTTCGGCATACTTTTCAGGTGTGACCGCTTCCAATTGCTTAACGACATAATCACCTAGCTCAACCCCGCTCTGGCCGCTCGTTGAAACAAACATTCCATCCGTGATCGAGAAAAGGAAATTCTTCATCAGCGAGTTATAAGCAGCCTTAACTAACTGGCCCTTGTTGTAATCGCTATGAGTCATCGCCCAATACGTACCCATCATCTTTTTGATGTTAGGCATCGTCATAGACTCGATTTCTGCAATCATTGCGTCATGGTCATCACGGAATGACTTAGCCATATCAATGAGGCCGTCGTGATCAAGTTCAGCCCCATCTAAATCTAGGATGTTTTTCACATAATCCTTTAACGACTTCGGTTGAGCTTGGTCTTTACCTCGCGCGGCCGTTTGCGTTTTTGGCGCTGATTTTCGCGTGCCTTTCGGTGGTGTTGGTGGCGTTGGCAACTCGCTTGAATACGGTTTGGTAAGATCCCCTTCTTTGAGCCACTTCTTAAAGTCATCGATCTTTACAACAGAAAATCCCCCGAGGCCGCTCCAACCTTTCTCGTAGTTATCCATATAGGCTTTTCTAGCGCTATCTTTGCGCGTAAAGCCAAGCATTACCTTATGTTCGTCAAACTGACCTGTTTCAGGATCGGTCTGATCGATAATGTAAACCATCTTGCTGTTTTCATTAGGCCCAATAAACACGTCAACTGCATCGCCATCAGCACCTTCAGTACGCTTAATATAGCCGTAATGATTCTGCATCTTCACGGACCACGGCTTACCTTGCTTGTTAACTCCACTACGTTCGCTACCTTTGGGATTCTCAATTGCCACATTCAGTCCATGCATTGAGAACGTCCCTTTCTTGTAGTTACCCGCATCCTTTTGAGCATCAGTTGGATTGGTATCAGTCTCCTGTGCTGCTTTTTCCGCTTTAGAGTCTTGCTGGTGGTGATAAGTAACAGCCCAAGTTAAAGCATCAACAATTTTGCGACCTTTGGCATTAAGCAGATGAATTCCACCGTCAGGGTTTTGGTAATCCGGATCGTTCTGGATTTCTGTTACCCACTCATCCAACTCTTTCGCTGTATAATTGTCATGTAACTTAACTGCATCCCAGCCATAGTTTTTACGCTTGGTTTTAATAGGTTCAACGGTGGCGTTTTGCTCCTGCGTTTCACGCTGACCAAGTAGCTCTTTCACTTCACTTAGTGGTGCGCCATCGGTAAGCATCTGACCAGCTTGCTGGTACATATCAATATCAGCCTGAAGTCTGCGTGTAGTAAACGCGTCAGCACCCTCAAGTTGGCTTTGAAGGTAAGGTAACTCTTGGTTGATAAAGTTAAGCTGGTTCTGTTCGGCTTCACCAAGCGTTGACTGTTCAGGTTGCGCTTGTTTCGCTGGTGGAGTTTCAGCTTTACGGAAACGGGCCGCTTCTAGTTCGTTCTCTGGCGAGATCGTTGCACCAAGTTGTTCAAACTCCGCAAGCTTGTCCTGAACAATAGAAACGTCTTGTGGGTTATCAACGTCGGCATTATCGAAGTTGGTGGCTAGTGACTCGTTTAACTCTGAATCAATAGCATCTTGGTAAGCTTGCTCGGTATCAAAGTCGTCACGGTCCATATAAGCATCATCAGCCCACGCTTTACGCGCAGTTAACTGCTCATCAGTAAATCGTGTGTCTGTTTGCACTGGCGCTTCAGTTTCAGTGCCAAAAATTGAATCCAATTCAGCTTTTGTACCTTGGCCCGATAACAGCTTATCAATCAACTTAATCTGCTCGTTCGCGGCCTTCTTGCCTTTGTCATTTGCTGAGTCATTGGCTGCCTTCCATAGTCGCAACTGACGCCCGCGCTCAACACCTAGCGACTCAATTTGATCAACCGTTGCAACTACAGCGTCACCACTTTGAGGCATAAGGTTTGACATTAGGACCGCCAATTCATCAGGGATGTAGTTACCATCCAAACGAATCAAATCGGCCTGCTTGCTAGTGCTAATTGCTCTACCTGTAGCCTCCATCCAGTAAGTACGCTGAAGTACAGACGACGAATTCCAGCGAGCATTAAACACCTTGCGCTGTTCGCTTGGTGATTGGTTAGCTGAATTAAGTGCCGCTGCTTGCTCTTTAGTTAATGCCGCGCCCTTAGAGCGAATGATTGATTGCTTAACTTTGTTTGAGTTCTCCATTAAGCCACGCTCAACAAGGTTGTTGCGCTCAGGCGTTGTTAGTTCGTCCCACACTTCATTGAACGCTTGGCGTTCCTCTGTTTCTAGGTCCGTAGTCTCACGGATCTTGATACGTTCAAAACCACGATAGAACTCGGCTTGCTTGGTGACTCGGCGATTCATAGCTTGCATTGCATCTTTCATCGCTGGGTTATCGCGGCCGCCGTACCAGAATGTTTCTAAAACATCGCCATGCATATCAAAAATGCGGAATGCTTTATCTTCAGTATCCTTCTCGATGCGGAATCGGTATTGCTTCAGGTCGTTTCCGTTGTCATCTTGCGGTGTAATAGTGCGAACCTTGTGATCGCCGCGAGAAGTAAATCCTTCACCATGACCGAAACGTTCACGCTCAGCGTTGCGCTTTTGCTTCTGTTCTGGCGTCGGGTTCTTAGGTTCGTTCTCCTGTACCTCTTGCACCATCATCGTTTTACGAATCTTCTCGTTTTGCTCTGAGATAGTGTCGTAAGTGTCCTTAGCATCTGATACCGAAATGTGATCGGTTAGATCGCGTGGCGCAATGTTTTGATCAGGGAATACAGCGTCAATAATGTTCTGACGGCCTTCTGGTGTTAGGTCACTCCAAATCTTTTCGAAGCTTTCTTTAGTGCCGAACACACCAGCGTGATCAGCTACAGCAACACCGATTGCGCGGCTGTTGATTCGCTTCTGCGAGTCTTGGTTTAGTAGCCCCTTTCCCTTGCCTTGGTATGATCGAAGCTCTTGCTTACTGCGTGGGATACCTTGCGCTGAATCTGCGCGCGCGGCCAATGCAATAGCAAAAGGTGTGTTTTTAACCTCACCAAACTTTTGCATCTCTGCGATCGAATCTTCCGCCGCTTTAACTTCAGATTCATCTAAACCAAGGCGATTATAGATAGCAGCCTTCTTGCGCTGAGTAGTTTTCTTTTGCTGGCGCTGACTACCTTTTTCTTGTGGTTGCTGCAATACGCCAGCTTTTTGACCACGGAACTCATTTACCCAATCTTGTGGCGTTTTGGTTGGCTCTTTCGCTATCGGTTGACGTTTAGGTGGTTGTTGCGGCTTTTCAGATGGCTCTGGGTTAATATCAAACTCGTTACCAAAGTCGTTATAGCGCTCATCGATGTACTGATCACCCGCTTGAACGTCAGACCAACGATCAAATTCAATTTGTGCAGCATCCGGTTCAAATTGATTTTCAATACCTGTAGCCAAAGGCGACACATCGCGCTCACCATTATTAAATGACTGGCCTTGCGCACCAGTTGTATGTTGTTGTTCTGCTCGCCCTTGTTTTAAGCGTTCCATTTGACGCTGGAATTCTGGACTTTCTTCAACATTTGGTTGATATGCCCCACCTTCACCACGCTCACTAAGCACACGTTGTTGGTTTCTCTCACGTGCGGCTTGATCCTGTAGACTCTGCTCATAGCCATCCTGCGAGAGAGTATCTTTACCAGTAATCTCTACAGAGTTGATTACACGTTGAAGTGCGCTAATAGCTTGATTTTGGTTTAACTGGCCTGTGCGAGTTAGTTCAGCAATCTGAAGCACTGCGGCTGGTGAAATATCCATAGCATGACGTAAACCTTCACGGAATCGTGCGTCCTGCTGTGCGGCTTCATCGACAAACCCGAGTTCTCCACGGCGTAACGATTCAGCAAGGTCTGTGCGGTCTTGTTGTAAGGTTTCAGGGTTTTGCTGTAATGGCTCAGTGGTTTGGTCAAACAAGTTGTTTTGTGTTGGGTGTTGCTCAACATCTTGCCCCGGAACCTGAGCTAGCTCTGCTTGCTCATCGTATTGTTTTCGGATTGAGTAACGATGATCAGTGACAGCTTGAATGTAATCTTCAGCACCACGACGGCCACTCGCCAACTGATACTGTTGTACCAACTCTTTAGGTGCGTTCTTATTGAAGTTACCGCGCGAGTCGAATAACTCTGCTGGCGGGTCAATAAGTAATTCAGCATCTTCGGCCGTTAGTCCAAAATCACGTGGATTAGGTTCACCTTGCTGCGGAATCGGTTGTTCTTCTTGGCGCTGTGCTCGCGCCTCATCAACCATTTGATCACGGCGCTCTGCGCCTTCAGGTCGAACATGTTGCTGTGCTTCTTCTGTTGCCATTTCCGCTTCTGCAACTGCATCTGCGCTTGGGCCTTCACCAAGAACTGACGCGACCGCCTGATCTGCTAGTTTCGTAGATTCTTCAACCTCGAAACCGCGAGCCAATGCTTGATTTGAAATTTTTTCATGAAGTGTAGCTCTCAACTGCTTTCCGTCGATACCACTCGCTCTCATCTGCTCTATCATCTGAGGTGTGATAGCTTTTTCGATACCTTTAGAGAATTGATGACGACGAACAGAGGCAACAGAACCACCAGCACCACCACCAGCGCCACCAGCAACGGCACCAAGAATGCCGCCTTCCAATGCTTCAGATTTTACGCCTTGCATCGGATCGTATAGCTCGGTCCCTGCTTCTTCATTTGAGTATGTGTTTGAGCTGTAGCGTTGAGCACCACTTTGAAGTGCTTCCGTACTACCTTCAGTAACCATACCTTTGCCGATTGCACCCTTGATGGTTTTACCAAAGCTACCACCAAGTAACTTAACCATTGCTCGGTCGCCAAGTGTGCCTACAGTACCGTTAATAACCGCCATGGTCGGGTCAGTAGTAATGCGATCGTTGATCTCGTACGCAAGTTCCTCGCGAGCTTTTGACAGAGCTTCGAAGTCATCAAAGCCTTGCTCGCTAAAAGCAAGAGCCTTTTCTGTAAATGCTGGTGAATCTTCTAGGTCCTCAAAATCCATATTTAGAATGTCTTGTTGAGCACCCAAACCAGCCTGACCACCAGCGCTAGCAATATTCATAGCAACGTTACCGCCAACACTCGTTGCCTTACCAATCGAATTGGCAGCTTTTACCGCTCCCATTGCGCGACCAGCTAACGATGCTCCCTTACCTAGCACACCACCGGGAACAATTGTTGTTGCCATGTCACCAGTCAATTGGGATAGGTTGAGCAACCAAGTGCGAGGATCGGTAAACCCATCACCCAATGACATATCTTCATTAATTAGTCGCTTACCCATCGCCAATTGCGATTCTGGCGTCATTGTCTCGTATTGAGATTCAGCAATATCTTTGAAGCTGTCAGCCATACCTTCAGCACCGACAAAGTTCGCTACGCCAGCAGCACTATTAGCCATGCCTGCCTGAAAAGCGTCAACTACGTCTCCGCCAATGCTGGTATTTCGATTTTCGTCTTCTTTCAACAAATCATCATAAGTGTACATTTACGAACGCTCCGAAATTTAAGCAATGAATTTACATACGTATATCATAGTTGCATCTTAGCACTTATATGGATTTGAACGGATACTTTTGATTATTCGCACAAGCTTACAGACGTAGGAAAAGAAGAAGTCTTTTAAATCATGTGGTTACAAATGATTGATTTAGATCACGCTGATGTTTATTTGTGCTCCATTATTCGCCATTGATGCTTTCGAATTGGCTAAAATAGTTTTTTTATAAAACGGGGATGGATATGGACAGCACAAAGAAAGTAATAGGATCGTTGCTTATTTTGTTTTCCACACACACTGTGGCTTCTGATTCAGTGGCAGACTGGAACGAAGAAAAAAATAGTGCGATTACGATTCGAGATCAGATGCATGAGAACTATCAAAAAGAAGGTTATACGGACATAAGAAGAAAAGCATTCACCGCTCTAATTGGTTCCGCAGTATCAGGCCAACAACGCCTGTATTTTGAAATCGAAGCTAACAACTCTACGATCGACTTTAGTAAGCCAGAAAAGGAACGCATGATTGATTTTATGACTAGCGTTACTGGTGAAAACTATTGTGACCCATCAACATTTGCAGAAAATAGCACTTCAAATGATTCGTTATCTAAAGGACCACGCTCTTCTACATGGAAAGTAAATGGAACCAACGTAAGAATGAACGAATGGTGTACTCGCAGTACGATAAAGATCCCTATGGGGGATAAAGGAAAATACTATTGGTATCTATCTGCAACGCCCGTCACGGACAGAGGCGACAACTATATTATTAACACTTTTAAGTCCGCCAAAAAATCAGTAGCTATAGAGGCATCGACCGGAGATAAATACAACGTTAGCGCCAAAGGCTTTACCAAGGTTTGGAATAACTTTGGTGGTGATGCGTTATGAGGATCATGCTTCTTTGCGTGCTATTGTCAGTTTCCAACATTACGAACGCTAGTTGCAGATATGGCCAATGCGAAGATTATGATACGGGAGGTGTAGGTCCGGAGGTTGCTTTTGGGGCTGTTAGCTTTGTGTTTATTTGCTGGTTGACGTCTTCGGAATCCTCTCCACTACATAACTACTTTAACGAACACCAAGGAATTGCTTGGCTATGTCTTTGGATATCACCTCTACTCGGCGCAGCAATATACTTCCTTCTATTCTAAAGAAAGCCGCTCATCTGAGCGGCTTTCTTTTAATACCCGTAATTGCTTAAGGACTGTGGTGGTGGAGTCGCCTGATATGGTGTCATATTAGCTTGAGCCTCATTCACCTTGTTAGGTTTGAACAGATCATTACCAACGTTATAGAAACGTCCTCCCGTTGTTGTCGCTGCCCCGGTATCGGTTACAGTCGGTTCACCAAACATACTTTCTGATTCTGTGTTACCACCAGACTGACCTTTACCCTTAATTCGGCTCATAACATCAGAACTACCATCCCCAGAACCTTTGCCATTTGATTTGCGTTGAGCGTTTTTCTCGATCAGCTTTATGATTTGCTCATTCGTAGCGCCACGTTCAACGGCCTCGCGAAGAATTCCTTCTAACTGCGGCGTAATATCGTAATCAGGGTAAGCAGCTTTAACGTTGTCGATAAACTGAGTCATTTTATTTTCACGCGCTTTACCTTCAATATTCGGGTCATTTTCCCCAAACGTGTTGTTGGTACGCAAACGTAATTGCGCTAACTCGGCATCACGACGCTTTTCGAGCTCAAGAATACGTTGCTGTTTCTCAGCCGGATCAAGCTGCATGTTGTTATCAACTTCACTAATCTGACTGCGGTAGTCTTCAACGATCTTGTTTTCCGCTTGATACTGCTCTTTCTGAATATCTGACTTAGTTCCCTTATCTCGACCTTTCCCAGAACTCAATGCTAGATAATCAGTTGTTTGCTTGAAAATCTGATCTTGTTGAGCCTGACTAATCAAATTAATTCGGCTAGTCAGTTGGTCCAGCCCTACTACCGCTACGTTATCATTTTCATCTGACGTTCGATGTTGTGTTAGTGGTGCTTGATAAGTTTTGCCATCTTCGTCAGTGATCGACATTTGGATAGCAACCTTCCCGCCTTCCATTGGGATAACCCCCGTGATTTCGCGACCAGTAATCTTTTTGCCATCGTTCGTGTACTGCGGTAAGTCTGTAGACTTCACGATTTCAGGAAAAAGCTGATTTAGTGAACCAACCAATTGCGGGTCATTCCATTTAGGGAATTGACCATTGCGAGCACCATTCAGCACGTTAACTAGGTAACCAGAAGCGTTAGCAGTTTCGTTAGATGTGATCCATTTAGGATCAAACGAAGGATTTCGACCATAGATTTCGTTAGCTTCGTCAGACTCAAACCAACTGAAATCTTGCGTAGCCAACGAACGGTTGTATTGGTCCTGCATGATGGCGCTATCTTGCTGGCGCTGATTAATCTTCTTGTTGTAATTGTATGTATCAGTTTGCTGATCGCTCTGAATTTGCGCTCGATGATCTTGATTCTCCGCAAACTTCATGTTTTGTTCAGTGTTTTTGACGTTCAAATCATGTAACTGGTCTGCTTGCTCTCTAGACTTGAGTAAATACTTTCTGTCTTCGGCCGCATTCGCCAAGCTAGTTTTACGATCTGCTTGTTGCTGGCTCCATTGTGTGTCTTCTCGGTCCTGAAGCGTTTTTTGTCGTTCTTCAATACGCTGTCTTCGCTCACGACTTTCTAACGAATCCATAAAGTTGTTAGCGATGTTTACACCATCATTGAAGCTACGCATAAAGTTTGCCATGGATAATACCTCCTAGAAAAATGCTGACGCTAAGCCGCCGATAACACCACCAGCCAAGGCACCAACGGGACCAGCTACAGTAGCACCCATCATTGCACCGGAGCCAACGCCAGACATGACGCCCTGCTTATACTGGTTCTCCAATTGATCATTGGTAGCATTACGCTTTTGTTCTTCGTCTGCCAAGGTAGCCATTGAGTTCATGGCGTTTCGTCGAGACTGTTGACCAGCCTGTAATAATGACCATCCCATATCTTTAGCCCCCTAAGTCGTTAATCGATTGAGTTGCACTACTTGAAGTTCCGGCAATAATATTACGCTGCAAATTACCAACAGCTTGACGGCCTTCATTGTTCATCGAAGCAAGGCTTAGTGCGTTGGTTAGTTCCAAGTTGTTCTTTTGTGAATCAGTACGGCTATCACTCAAACCGTATTTTTCGAGACTTGAGGCCGCTTGACTTTGAGCACGTTGCAAATTGCCTTCGGCCGTTTCTTGGTTACGGTTTTCTAGTTCCGTGTACAGCTGATCACCTGTTGCCAGTTCGATTAGCTTTTCTTCTGTTGGCGCGAAACGCTCAAGCCAGTCTTGGTACTGTGCTCGGGTAATTGACCCCATAGTGTCAGAGTATGAGTTATCGCCACCGGACCACTGAACATAGTTGTTGCCACTTGAGTAACTTGAAAGATCCATTGTCTAACTCCCCACACCATAACTAGAAGCTCCGCCCATAGGCGAGAATCCATTGCTCGAACCATTTTGCATTTGGCTGTAATCGCTTAATGACTTCGCATCGCCACCGCTAAACCAATCTTTGTTACCAGCAACTACCGCAGACCCAACACCCAGCGCTGCTCCCGGTATAGAAACCTCATTTGCATCGTTAATAGCGTCGGCTCGCGCTTCAGCACCAGAAGCTTGAGCAATATCTTGCAAACCGTTGATAGCTTCAGTTTGTTGGCCTCGGCCCATAGCAACCACATTTGACAAACTGCCAGTGTAAGCCTGCGTTTGGTCTTGGTGTGCTTGGCTGGTGGTTTGGTTTTCATTTCCAAGCTGCGACTCAACTAGATCGGCATTAGCAGCAGTGGTTTTGCCAGACGTAGGATCGACACCCGAAGCGGCTAACGCTTTATTGGTTTGGTCCTGAACTTCACCGTAGTTTTTGTTGAAGGCCAATGAAGTATCATCAGAAGCCTTATCATAATAAGCCTGATCGCCCATAGAATTGGCGTAGGCAATGTAGTCGTTTTCCATTGGGACAAATACATCTTGGTGTCTGTTCCACTCGTTTGCAGCTACTTCGCCAAGTGCTTTTTGGTAGCTGGTTTCATCAACTTGATCTGCTCCGCCTCCACTCATGCTATTGCACCTCTCTCACAAAAACGAATAAACCCTTCTCATTTTTACCTTTCGGAGTAAAACCGATACGTTCGTAATACTCTGGTAAACGTTCGTTTTTAGTATATCCGATTATCAATTTAGCGTTGATCTTTCGAGCTAAGCCCTCGACCGTCTTGTAGTACTTGATCATTCCATGGCGCTCAGTTGACCAGCAAAACGTCATATTTACAGCGGGTTGGCCTTCGAACTTCATAGGTTCCAAGACGAAAAATCCACCTTTACCAGCACTAAAAAGAAAGGCGCGTCCCTCATCAATTGAACGCTCTATCTCATCTGCTACACCTTCTTGCATGTCACGCTCAGCAACCACATTAATCGCTCGCAACAACTTAGTGCGCCATTCGTTTGTAAAATCTACTCTTTCAACTCTTTGTGTCATCATTTGGCCTTAACTTAGTTCACCTGAGTCTTTAAACAATTGCCCCATAAACTGCTCTTGGAACGTGGTACTTTCGCTTGGGTTTAACCCTGTTCGGATTTGGCTTAACGAGCGATTGGTGCAACGAAGTTGCAATGTGAATATTCTTGCGGGTGTATTAGCGGGAATAATGGCCGTCGGTGTATAAATAGCGGTAGTTGACCAACGGTTACCAGTTGTGCCAGAAAACGTAGTCCTCAACCCAGTCTTGCTCCAATAGATCACGCCTGCCGAGTCGATAAGTCGCCAATCCATATCTGCGTACTCACTGCCACTACCAGCGGTAGCGATGTTAAGTTGTGCGACGATATGAGTAGCGTCGAGATTTCGCAACACTAGAGTCCTTGGATATGAGCGAGCATTAGCCACACCCACTTGTAGAATATCGACCCATGTATTCTGACCAACAGTAGCCGAACTCGTTCTTATTGGGATGTTTTTACGAATAGCTGAAACAATGTCGCCTACAATTTTTTCGGCGTAAATTGTGCCTGCAAAGTTACCGTTCACTGCATAAAGATACCCGGCATGTGTAACGTAAAACTGTGGGCTTGAGCCGTTGCTTGCTAGGAAATACTGCCCCGAGCGACCATCAACATAAGCACCGCCAGCCATTGTTAAACGACCGCTAAGGTTGCCATGTACAGCATTGAAACCATCCATAGTTACGATGCCAGCGGCCGTAACATAGAACTTATCGCCACTACTGTTAATTTGCGGAGAGACAATCTTAGGCGAAGTGATTGTGGTATTTGACACAATCGCGTCGGCAACAATATCGCCAGCTACTAGATCCTTAATCTCTGCAACTTTAATACTGGCCGTGTTAATCGCAAGGTACTTCTTACCGTTGTAATCAACTGTGCCAAAAATTGGGACCGCTTGATCTGACGTACCATCAGAGTAAGTCACACGGAAGTCGGCGTTATGTACATAGAAGTAAGCGTTATCGATGCCTGCGCCATTGCTTTTAGCAACAAGGCCGATGCTTGCCTCTAAATCCCCAGCACTAGCTTTAACTCCCCAAAGCGCCTCAAATTCGCCTTGGTTTGATGCAACGGTATTGCTTATCTGAGTTACAGAAGACTTAACACCATCAATCTCACTTTCTAGGTGGCTTTGAGCCGACGCCACCGCAGTGCTGATATTTCCGTCTGTTTGGGTTTTGGTGTAGTAGTTGTTCGATAGCGTTGACGATATACCGTCAATCTCACTTGATAATTCCGTCTCTAATGCACTGATCGAAGTTGAAATTTCTTCGTTGGTTTCCGCTTTGGTGAAATAGTTTTGACTTAGGTTGGCCTTAATCTCGTCTAGTTCTGCGGTGAAATCGGTCTGACTTTGGCTTATTGCTGTAGAAATAGCGTCGTTAGTCTCAACCTTAGTTAAGTAGTTGGTTGAAAGGTTTGCGTTAATACCATCAATATCGCTAGATAGCTCTGTCTTCGCTTGTGCGATCGCTTCATCAGTCTTAGCACTGGTGTAGTAGTCATTGGTAAGCGTGGAACTCACATCATCAATGTTACTCTGTAACTCTTGCTTTAACTGAGCTTGCGCTTGCTCGAACGTAACGTTTGTAACGTACTCATTTCTAATTAACGCTCCAAGACTACTACCGTTAGGATCTTCAATTTCTGCCTTTACGGTTTGGACAGCGGCCGCGATCGCTTCGTCTGTTGTTACTGCGGTGTAGTACTCGTTCTGAATCGTTGCGCGAATTGTGGCGTCGCCTACTTTCAGTTCACTTACTTGCTGGTCAATAGTAACGTTTGACTCTAAAGAGGCTTCAGCTAACAAAACTTCCAGACGAGCAAACAAATCAACATCAACAAAGTTTGCTGCGATAGCATCCAAGTCGTCTTGAACAAGATAGTCATCAAGGTCAGGGATCTGGCTGTCAATCAGCCCAAGGATGTAATCATTATCCGGTACAGATTCGATCCAAATACCTTCCGTACCTTGGATTGGACCAACATCGCCAGCACCATTAACGAATCGAACCCAGAAATAAAAGCCCGAATCCATAGGCACTGGCGTCGAGTAGATCGATGCCGGAGTTGTACCTATACGTGTGGCCGTAGCGAAATTGTTTTCTGTATTCTGGAATACTTCAGCATACGAGTGACCGAAGTAAGTCGGCTGGTCCCAAGTCATCGATACATAACTGAAACCTGAATGACCTTCTACATTCTGCGGTTGCGTAGGCATTTCATAATCAGGATCCGTACCACCGCCACCAGAATCACCACCGGAGCCACTTGAATCGCCATTTCCGATATTTGAGCCTAGTGTGGCGTTACCACCATTAAGGTTTGCAATACCTAGAGACTCAAGATCTTCCCAAAGTACCGCTTTCTTGCCTCCATGCCCTCGCTGACCTGTCAACTGCTCAATGTTCTCGGCAATAGCATCGATCGTTGAATTAGATTCGGTTTGTTGCGGTATGCTTTGAAACTTACCGCGCTTTTTGCTTGAACCTAGAATATTTTGAAGTGATTTAGTCGCCATTAACCATAGATCTCCGCAACACTGGTTGATAGGCAAACTCTTGTAACTTCAACATCACCATACGCTTCAAACTGCCAAGTGTTTGCGCGTGCAGCTGGAAGTCGAAACGGCCCTTCTTCTACATTGCCGGGTGTGTAGTCATAAATGACATTACCATCACCGATCACTCGTAGGCCGACTTTAGAGTTATCTTCTGACAATACATAAAGCGTGCTAAATGTTGGGTATAAGCCTCGATACTCCTTACTTCTGAAAGTTGCGGCTAAGTAGTCGCCTTCGTTCCACCTGGTTATTGTTCCGTCTTCCTTCTTTGCGTACAAAGCACCGATAGATAATTCCTCGTACCCAGCCTCAAAGCCAAGGTCAAAGAAAACAATATCTTGTCGGTTTGGATTGAAAATGAATGCTTTATCCAGATTGGTGCCATAGAACGCAAGATAGTTGCCGTCGTAGTAGTACGCTTCGATCGTGTCCGGCTGCAAAGCGGTCCATTGCTCTTTGGTAATAATGCCACCAGTAACCAATTGAACATCAGAACCATTAAACGCCACCAGCCCATTAGGTGACGCGTAAATGATCATGTTATCGATGTTTTTCATTGAACGCTTGGAGACACAAGCTTGCATGCTAGATAGCTTACGACCTGTCATTGCATCCGGTGATACACCTTGGAAGATGAAGGGATAACCTTTAGTGCCAACGATTAGCGTATTACCAACACTTGCCATCGCTACCACATCGTGCTCCGTAGTTTGCCCGTAACCCGGATCCCACGCATGAGGCAAGTAAGCCTCACTAAAGCAAACATTGTTATCGTAACTACCAGCCAGAATACCGTTAGGCATTAGGGTCAGATTTGCCAAGTTTTCATTTGGCATTTCGTAACCTTCTGACTCTAGTTCCTCACCAAGCTCATTAACGCTTAGTGAATCGGTATAAGTCAGAACAGAAGGGTCAAGATCCACAACTTTGAAGAAACCAGCTACCCCGCCACCAGTGGCCGAACGATAAATTCTACGCTTGGTAATGTTAGAACTTTGCGGTCCTAACACTGGTAGCGTCAGATCAACGGTACTACTTGGGTACTGGATCTCTAGTTGGCTTGATACTGGTGACGGAGGGCCTTCTTCACCAGCTTCAGTTACCCACGTATAAACGTAGAAACGTGTTTCGTCATCATCTAGGAGATCTTCATCTGGTAATGGGCTTGGTGGGATCACTAAAGCCGTTAGCTCATCTTCCGGTGCAGGGACGCCAAGGGTGTAATTAATTGGTGTACCGTCACCAGTAATGATTTGGTTGTTTGATACCTTTGGCGCTCCATCACCTGTGTAATAGATTCTGCCCCAAGGGTCTTGGTTGATTGGAGATAGGACCACATCAACATCCATATTCCAGTGCAACCAATATAACTGATGGTAAAGAAATATAGTTTTTGCTGTGTTTGCTACTGCCTTTTCAGTATCCAAAACGCCCTTGTACGGGCGTAATGTACCAATAGCAAAATCACAGTTGTGTGCGACGGTGGCGTTTTCGTTTGGTAGAAGGTGAGCGGCCACCTTTGGACGCTCACCATTAAATTGAATCAGATTAATTGTAGGCATTGCCACCACCTGTAATAGTTTCAAGTTTTGCAATGCGCTCGCCGTAATCCGTCACTTTGTCGTCTATGCCGTCAACCTTTCTATCTACGCGGCCAAGTACTAACCCGTTAGCATCAGTACTCGATTTAACGCTGTAAACTTTTGAGTTAACGTTACTTAAGTCGGCTTTTACCTCAACTTTGAAGTCGTTTAAATCACTCGATAAGGCCTTAACATTTTGATTAAGGCCACCTTGGAAAAATGCATAAACCGCCAGATTAGTAGCTATGGTTAATGTAATTCCAACCCAAAACCGTGTGTTGTCACTCATGAATCAGCCTCTACATATTCAAATGGTGTCTGCATCCCTGTTGCAGCCCACTCTTTGAATTGAACGAACAAGCGCTCCATGCGCATCGTGTAAGCATCCTTGATCTCTTGTAACTCTGAGAAAGTCATGGTTACAAAGTCATTATCTGCTGTTATCCAAGTGGTCGTTTGGTCCATCATGCCTTGTCGTTCAGCGTAGCTAATTGTCTCGTTCATATTGTCGCGATCGGCCTTACCTACTTGGTAGTAATGGCCGTTGACTAAGATGTTAGATAGCTTCACTGCTTCTCGATAAACTACCGCTTGAGAACGGTAGTAGTCTGCAATTTGATTTGCGGGCTTTTTGATACTAACTCGCTCGTTAGTAACAATAAGCTCAGTATCATCGTATTCTATTTCGAACTCGTCTGTAGGAATTTCTGTTGCAGGGTCACACTCAATGACAATAGATTCGTACACCTTGCGGCGGTCATCGATGTTTATCGCGGGTCTAACTGGTGGCTCGGCTAGTTCAAGACTTACTTCACCGTCATCATCAACCACTTCAACGTGTGGACGATCATGCTGCCAAAGGGCTAGTTCGTCTTGCCAAATTAGGTATTGGTCATGGTTAACTGAAAAGTCTTCCCACTCAATCGCGCGTTCCAGTTCCGGTTTTACAACTGACTCCCATGGCTTACGTTCGGCGCGACGCTGGGCCACATCATCAAAAGTAACCGGTTCTGGTTTATTGAGAACAATAACAAGGTAAGGCGTTCGCCCTACCTCGTTACCCTCGATATCAAACGCGATAGTCTCGCGCCAGTCTTCTGAATAGAATCGAACGATTTCAGGATCAATTTCAGTCAATGAAGTGTAATCAGTATCAATCATCATAGGTCTACTCCCGGAACTTGAGATCCAGCACGTGCTTGGTTTTTGGTGTATCCGTAAGGAATTGCTAGCTCTGATGTACCATACAGACACGTATCGCCGTTTAGGTTCACATAGGTTCCGGTGCCATCAATGATACGGATAGTTGAGTCATCGCCCCAACCTGCGTTTGGACTGTTCAAACGGAAACCGTTCACAACGTTAGGCTTAATAGCATTTAAGTCTGACAGCAACTGCTCACCGTACACGCCCCAATTATCCAAATCACCCGCCGCCCAATTCACATCAGTGAACGATCGGTTAGCCCGTAAGGTATTACCTGCCATCTGGGGATTATTGAAACCAGTTCCAATGCGGACAATATCACCGCCCTTAACACTCCAGAGCGTTGACGGATTTACAGTTACAAATGAACCGCCAGCATTGTAGATCAACTCACTCCAAGCAAAATTTAGCGTCGTTTGCTGGCTGTTGGCTGCTTGATACCAAAAAGCCTTAAGTGCTGGGCTGTTGTTTGTCGGAGCAGTAAGCCTAATCGGTGAATGCGCGTTAGAGTTAGCATAAGTAGTCAATGAGTATAATTTTCTACTATCAGTGTAAACCTCAGACATTTTCATGAACTGGCGCATAAGGCCACTGGAAGATGTATTGACCTTACCCATTAATGATTCGTTAAGCAGACAACCGTAAGTTATGCCGTGGTAAGAGTTGGCGTAAACATCCCCAATGCCATTGTGATAGTTCAAGATCTCTTTATTACTTGATGGCTTAGTCTGCTTGGCGAATGCTGTATAAGTAATAATACCGATACGGCCAGCGACGGACACGCCAGAAAACTCGTTTGTAGTGGTATTGACATTTCCCGCGCCTGACGTCCAATTAACATAGTCATCAGAAAATTTAACGGGGATGCTTCCAGAATCTAAGCATTTGCGGGTCATTTTGTACGGGCTGCTAGGTGGAATTTCTGGAATCCAGCCACCAATCCAGCCATTCGCAAGATCTGGTGATGCTAAGATGGCAGCCGGATCACCAATCACATCCACCATAGTAAATTCGCCGGATACGGTTGAGTCCGTATTTATCTGCACCATGTAAAGGTTACTTGAACGGATAACTTGCTGACCTTCTAATGGCCGAACCCAAATAGAGTAACTTGAATTATGAGCTGACACATGCCCTAAAACGTAACCTGTACCGTCTGCACGAATACCGCCAACAGGCGAGCCAATTGGGATGTCATAAGCGTTTCTACCTTCTGGAAATCCATCAGTTCCAGTTCTAAACCAGATAGAGTTGTTAACAACGCCGTCAGCGTCGTTGGCCCCAACAAAGATTGTTTTTACAAGATTCTCCTTACCACGATATGAGCCATTAACAACTTTTTGGAAAATCTTGGCGGCTTCGTCTGGTGCCCCCATATCGTAGGCACTCACACGGTAGTCAATAACACCACCTTGGCCGCCAGCGTAGATCGCATCGTAGTAACGGCCGTCTGGTCGCCACCCACCCGCAACTGTCCCAGTCCCTTGCCCGCTTGCTATATCGCCGCCACCAGCGCCCCAATCAATACCAGTCCAAGGTTTAAAACAATTAGCTACGCACTTAAGTTTGTCATTGCTTGAGTGGTTCCAAACAATCCAACCAACGCCAGAAATTACCGTTTTGGCTGTCCCCATAGGGTTAAAGCTTGGATGATAAACGCCTTGGTTGAGCCTTGGGACCTCACCCCACACTTGGAAGAAGCAAAGGTTATCTATGCCATAGTCATCACTCGTCGCCTGTTCATGAACGCTCCAAACGCCCACCTCTGGATGTGTTAGGGATTTGCGAGCAATATTTCTGTAGTTTTGTGTATAACTCACGCCTTTTACGGCATCTCTAGAACCTTGAGGCATTACCAACGCACCAAGAACATTTTGATAGCAAAGTGAGTTATCTAAGCCAGATGCAGGATTAATACTGAACCACTCACCATTACCCATACCGCGAATAGTTCTCTGGCGACCACGAAACTGAACGATTCGACCGTCATTCAATCTGAAAAGGTTATTGCTATCTTTCGCTGCAAGTTTGCATTGGTCCTCAAATGTAGAAGCGAAGAAATCAACCGACGTATGGCCCGTTGTTGCATCACCTTTGAATGCTGCATGATAGGTTTGCGGCCTGCTTGATGCGCTAGTAGTTACACCGTTACTGCTTGCCGACTTACTCTGAACCATGCCGCAATCAAAAACGTCAGGGTTCGCTAGGCTAACCTCTTCAAGCCAGTACTCCATGCCAAACACATCATGAGGTGTGATTACCACCTCTTCTGACGCTAAATGCAAGCTAACGGAGTGAATATCGAAATCAAAAGTCGCATTCACGGCATTATCACGCGCAATGTCAATCTCAAAATTATCACCTGTAGCAGTGAACGTGAATTTACTAACACCTGACGTTGACTGTCCATTCGCAATCAACTGATTCGTTCCGCCTGTTGCGTACACCCTGTAACCACCAGCACGAACCGTGACGGAAACTTCAAGCGTGTAAGTTTTACCTGTAACAATTCCGCCTGTAATGGTTGATGAGATAGACTGCAACGCTGTTCCTGAAAAATTAGCACCACTAGAACTAATAGTTGCTCCGGCTGTTAACCAGTCTGTAGTACCATTACGAAAATCGCCGTTTTTAATAACACCCTCAAACGCCCTTGCAACGGCCTCATTAGTATCTGCTGCAACATCCCCATATTTAGGATCAACATCAACAGACAGATCTAGATTAACTTTGCCACTACCACGGCAATCGCCCGAGCTATCATAAATAACGGTCCCGTTCGGAGCTTCAGGGAACAAAATCAATGACTGACCATTTGACGCTTCGTTGTAGTTGTTCACATCTCGGAACTGCGAGATAAACCCAGCAACCGCAGTGATTGGGAAATCTGAATTTGACAATCCATCAAATTGGCCGTCACCACCTCGACCAGTAACCAAGTTTGAGTTTGGAACTGCATCATCTGCCACATATGCCCAAAGCCCCTCGTTAATCGACGTTGCTTGAGAAACTGAACTTTTATGACGACCAAAATCAACAAACTGACTAGCTGCATACTTTGTCTTATTGCGGTTAATCATTTCCCACATATCAGCTTCGTTACGCATTGGAACGATCGCTGCTTGTGCCAATTTTGCCGACTCTGCTGCCGCTGCTGCTGCGGCTTCTGCGTCATCTTTTAGCTCACCTGTTTCTGTGTGCCATGAGTTGATCTGCAAATACTTAGCATCAATATCGTCTTTAATGTCGGAGACTTCCGAAGCCGTAGAATCCATATCCAGCTTAAGAGCGTCTATCTCTGCTTTGACTTCATCTACATGCGTTTCTGAAGCGTCAACCGAATCTTTTGCGGCAAGAACTTCAGTGTGCCATTGCTCTACATCACCATGCTTACTGGTTACGTCAGCCTGAATTGCCTCACTTGCTTCTTTTGCGGTATTGGCGGCGGTTGCTGATTCACTCGCCGCGGTTGCGGAGTTGCCTGCGTCAATTACATCCTGTGCTGTCGCAAGTTTGTCTTGTGCTGTTGCTTGTGCTGCTTGTTCAGCAAGATCTTTGTTGTCGCTAACTTCTTGCTGCCAAGTGTTAACGTTATCGTGCATGTGAGTGACATCATTTTTCATCTGAGTCACTTCGTCACGCATTGCTGTAACGTTCGATTCTGCGGCTACTGCACCGTCTTTTGCGTCAACGGCCTCCTGCACTAAGTCGGCTATATTTGCCGTATTGTCGATCAGTTCCGCTATTTCACGCTCAAGCTCTGGAATTGGAATGACGGTGACTTTATTGCCAAGTGTGTCGGTAAAATCAACCGTAGGATCGGTTGTGTTGGTAAGGAAGTTATTGAACTCATCTAACTGCTGTTGCTTTTGGTTGATGGCAATAGCAACTGCGGCTGCAATACGGGAAGAAATGTTTAACGATGCATTACGCATGATCACGTATTCCTGATCAACTTGCGTATCATCTTCGAACTCTCGATAAAGCGTTAACTCGGTATCAGAAACAATAACCTCTACTTCATAAAGCTTATTGTTAAACACGAACACATCACCCGGTAGCGGTTTGGTTGCGCCTCCGGTCCATGTAGTGTGATTACCTGTAACAACCTTTGAGCCTTTAGTAACGGTAACTACGCCGTTTCTGTAGAAAGCTGTTGCCATCTTTTAGACCTCTTATCTCATTTGGTTGTTTTCTTCTTGGTTGCGAGCGTAATTAGCGTTATCGCCATTAGTCTTATCACCAAGTAGTAAACGGAAAGTGTTGATTGCGGTCTGTGCCTTTGCGTTATTTGCCGTGATTTCTGAGTCTTCACTAAACGCGCGATAAACAAGCCATTCAATAATCGCGTTGTCATACATCGGGTTTAACTGACCTAGTACGTCGGCTTCGTAGTCTGCTTGTGTAATATCGGTAGGTTCGTAAGCGAAAACGGCCTCGATTTTTACTCCGGCCTTAACGCCGGGATAAACAAAGAAGGTCTCTTTGTTTCGCTCGTCATACAGCCAAGTGGAAACTGAATCGGATTCACTAGACTGGCGCCACTCTGGTCTGTAATCATTGAACATCTTCAACGAAAGAGGACCGGACACCGCACCACCACCGACGTTAGTCAAAACATCAATAACGTAACGTGCATTTGCAGGGATCTTTTGTGTTGTGCCAGCATCACAAATGACTTCTTCAGTCTTGGTTAATGCGTCTGGCCGTACCGCTAAAACAGCACGAATTGCAGCGTTATAAGCGTCAACCCAAAATGCTTTGTCCCAACGAATCATGTTTTTATCTACAACCAAACGTGCCGCCTGGTTAATTAGATTACTTACTGGTGTATTAGCCATAAGGGACCGTCCTTAGTAAAAGCTGCGGGAACGCGGGGATTTGTTGTGGAATGAATCGAAACTTTCAATTCGATCGCGGAATGCTACGCGGCAACCTTCAATAAACTCGCGCTTGTAGTTTTCTGATAGGCCGAACTCAGTCCATGGTTGAGCAGGCATCGCACGCAACATAGCTGCGGCACCAAAGGCAATCTTGTCGCCATAGCGCTCAAATACAGAAGCGTCCACATCAAGCAACAACGGATCGGCGAGCGCGCTAGGCGCTTCAACCGTTTTCACGACTACCGAAACCAGAGAGTCATTGAAGGTAATTGTGTTAGGACCTGTACGTGAGTAATCAGCATCTAAGTAAAGGTCGCCATTACTACCATCACTTAGAGTTGCAGCAACAGAAGATACCTTGTTGATGATGTAGTTATCTTTTGCTGTAAGTGATTGAGGCGCACCAGCTTCCGGTGCAGTGATTTCGTGGCTGGTAGTTAAGAATTCAGACTTGATACAAAACTCTTTGTATGCGTCCAGCAAAGCATCGAGCATCATAATATCTGGAATGCCCGGTGCTTTGCGGCGCACCAAAGGAATAAGATCCGTTAGTGCGCTCATGGATTAAGCCTCCGCTTCTTCGTCTTTAGCTTCTTCGTCTGTAACGTCACCGTTCTTAGCGATTAGCTTTTCTTTCACTACGCGGCGAAGTGCTTCAACTGGCTTTTCACCTTCTTGTGGCTCAACTGCTGCAACATCAATGTCCAGTTCTTCCGCCGCAATGATGGTTTTTAACTTAGCGCTGGTGGCTTTGTTAATATCGAACTTTTCACCACCAACCAAGACAAGGCCAGAATTCTCTTTGATCTCGTCTTTCAACGCTTGTTCTGCTTCAGCTTTTTTCTTTGCGGCTGCGTCAGCTTTTGCTTTTAACTCGGTTTGCTTCGCTTTTAATTTGTCGGGCGTAGTGAATACATCTGCATGCTCAAGAAGCTGAAATGCTAGTTCTGTCTCGACTTCTACTGACTCAAAGCGAGGGAAGATAAGCTTACGTCCTTTGTACGGGTAGCTCTTGCGGCTCTTTGGGCCGATGTAAACGACAGGTTTTTGTGATGCCATGGTGTATACCTCATGTTTAATTTACGTTCGTAGCGTTATTCGCTCCTTACGTATATTAAAATACCCTGACAAATATTTCCCAAAAAAGAAAAGGCCGCCGAAGCGACCTTTTTGTACCTAGCAAATCTTATAGATTGCCTTCTGAGACGGTTTGAAGGCGATACTTGATTGAGTTGCTGTCCGGCGCACCACCCCAAACTTTAAGAATAACTTCGTGTTTCTCTTGAGTTAGGCTTGTCGGGAACCAATCATTTTCATCCGAGTTCAATAGCAAGGCATCAGTAGCGTCAGCCGATGCCGTAACGCTTTCGGTTTTGCTTTCACCGACAAACAGCACTTGAGCAAATGCACCCGCGCCTAGCGCTTCGAGGGAAATCACAGCATTGGTTAACTGGACACCAACATCCAATTTAGCAAGCACAAACTCACCAACACTTGAGAGCGTAGCTGAACCGATCAGAGTTGAAGTATTACCATGCGTACCGTTGTAGACAGCTTTCTTAGCTGAAGGTAGTAGAATTTTTTCAGACATATTCAATTCCTATTAAGTAGCTGAAAGGCCGCCCTCTTGGGACGGCCAGTTAGTGTTTACATGGATACCGCAGTATCAAGAACACACACACCGTAATCGTTAAGACGACCAGACTTCTCTTGGAAGCGAACCTTCTTCAAGCCGTTCATCCAAGCGATTGAAGTCTCGCGGCCGTTGTCGTGGTCCACTTTCTTAGTGGTCATACGGAACTGCGCGCCTGACTTAGTTTTACCGTAGGCATTCGCCAACGCTTGACCGCCAAGAAGGATTGCACGATCCACTGTTACACCTGACGGCACTTGTACCGTAGTTGTAACACCAGCCGCCGTATTAGTAGACACTTCAACCACAGAGTGAGGGTTAAAGCGCACTGGCTTGCTGTACTTACGAATCAAGATATTGCGCCACATTAGGCGGTCACCTTGGAACAGTGGATGCTTAAAGCCAGACGAACGGTTTAGCGCCGTAGCCATAAGCTCTTGAATCTTGTTATTGGCCGTAGCGTCGGTCCATAGGTCATTCCACTGACGCGGAGTAACGAATAGCACGTAGAACGGCGATTCATTGCGTAACTGGTCCTTCTCAAACTTGATCGTCTTGATTGGATGCGCCATTTCTTCAAGATAAAGCGCAAGTTCATCAACCTTCGCAAGTGTAAGCGTGTCAGTCGTATCCAGATCCGTAATATCTGCCGCATCACCACCAAAGAAATGACGGTCATACGTTGGTGCTTGCAGTTTGTTAACCACCAGGTCATCGAACTCTGGATCATCTGCTGTTGGCAGAATCATATCTTCAGGTTGGAAGTCACCACGCGCACCAGCAAGCTGGTAAGTAGCAATTTCATCCTGAAGGTCATTGAAGTAGTTGCCTAGCATGGTACGCGCAACCGTCAATAGGTTGTGCTTGGTACGTTGCTGAGACATACGGCCACCTGAGTCAACGTTGTGTCGGCCTTGGTTGATTTCCAACTCGAACACAACTTTGTCTAGGCTTTCACCGCGACCTTCAATTTTCTTATCGCCCATAGTTGGACGACGAGATAGGTTGTGGAACAGATCCATTTCAACCGTATCACCAGCTTGCTTGGAAAGGTCGTTAATCATTACGACCGGAGCACCAGCTTCAGTCTGGTTTTTGTTTTTGTTGCTGTCTTTCTTTGCTGATTGAGGCGCTTGGCCTGTCAGCATGTTTACAAATGTATTTTGGCGACGTGTATGCATGAACAACGCCGCACCGAAAGCTTTAGCCGCTTGAGCATGAGAAATAGCAGTCATTCTCTAGATCCTTAATCTATAAAGAATCGCTAGCCTCCATTAGTAGTGCGTCAAGGTCGGACGAAGACATATTTTCCATTGCCTGCTCTAAGGCTAATGGGTCTTGCGCCAGCATTGCTTGTTGCGCTGCCGCTGTAGTATCCGTAGCACCACCTGATAGAGAACTTGGCGAATTAGGTACTTGCGTCTGCTGTTCTTGCTGCTGAGCGTTTGCTGCTTGTGCCGGGTCTTGCTTGTTTAGTTCCTGTTTAATGCCTTCGGCTACAGGGTCACCAAAAGAAGCTTTCACACGTCGTTGCACTTCAGCATAACGCTCAGTTACAGGCAGACTTGCGAATTGAGGATCACGTTGCAGAGATTTATCGATAATGACGGCTGTATCCCAACGATCTTGATCGCTGTCTAACCAACCTTTAAGCTCAACCAACTCTGGCGCGTCTAGCGGGTCATTTCCCGGTTGCGCTGGCTGGGAAGCCTGTTGCTGTTGTTGCTGCGGCTGTTGTGGTTGTGAGCTTTGCACCTTGTTAAACAATGCAGCAATGATTTGTCCGGCTGGGCCGTCAATCTCATCAATGATTGTTTGTACTGCTTGAGGGTCGTTAAGCATTTCATCAGGTAGACGATCCGGTGTAATACCAGCATCTTCCAATTGCTTGGTAAGAATTTCGTTTTTCTGCTGAGCTGTTGTTGCTTGGCCTAACTGTTGTTCCAATTCAGAAACTCTACCCTGAAGCTCTTTGGTAAGGTCACGATTACGCGTAAGAACGTCGTAAGGGATAGTATGTTTACCACCTTTAGCGGCGATCTCGGCGTTGTCCGCTGAAACTGCAACATAAAGCTGTCCGTCGATTTCTTTAACCGCATTGTTTGACTGATTACCAATTTCGGCACCTTGCTGGTTATCGCTACCGTTTGCTGGTTGTACAGTACCCGTCGTATCAATCACTTCAGGAAGTGCGGCTTGATTCTCTGGGTTGTTCTGTTCTTCAGCTACAATGTTTTGCTCTGGTTCGAATGCTTGGCCGTCTTCACCACCTTCTTCACCAAATAACAAGGCTTCGTCAAGCTCAAGGTTACTTAGTGATTCATCGATTAGTGACTCGTCGCCAGACAATAATGCTTGGTCTAAATCTGTGCTCATGTTTCCTCGCTATTTGTCGCGATAGCTGCGTAAGTTGTTGGGTGTGCGTGTCGCTGCACTGCGAATAAGAAAGCCGCCTGAAGCAACTAGGCTAAAGGCGGCTTTTTTATTCGGGCTTAGCTAAAACCCCGCGATCGGTGACAATTGAAATATACAACAAAAAATTATCGTTAGTATCGTTATTTTCACCAACGAACACCACCAATTAACCATCGTAAATCAAATAGGCGACAAAATTTGCCGCCTATGATAGCTATCATATTGTTTTTATTGAGTATTTTAGATGTAACTCACTTCACCGGACGGCGTGAATAGCATGATCGCACCTTCTGGCGCATCTTCAGGTAGGTTGAACACATCGAGGTGTACCCAACTCACTTCAATTTCAAGGCGTGTCAGGTACGGGAACCGATCACGATTCTTGATAATGATTTCTCTCAGTTCGTCGGCGGTATAGTGGCGACTAATAAGATCAATACCCTGCCCCCGGCTGTGTGCTGAGAACTCGCTGTAATATTGGTCGGAAGGTAGACGTAAACACGAATATTGACGATTGCCGCCAATCATCCAGTCGTTACACGTTAGCGCTGCTTTAGTTGGGTCGATTTCAGTTAGGATCTCACGCAACGTATCAATGGTGATTAACAGTCGAGTATCAATCCCCATTAGTGCGCGTTCGCCACGCTTACCCCAAGCGGCACGACTAACCAACTCCCAAACTTTGAACCAAATAGGTTTGTAACTTCTTAATTGCTTATTAAACATGGTTTCGTTCCTCAAACACTTCTTTTGAACAGTGGTATGTGTCTTTCTCATTGATAAACACAACGTAGTCACCGACCTTCATTTCTCCCGCCTTGCAGTGAAATGCGAAAACAACCTCTTGGCCGTCGATGGTAAACACTGCTTTGATGTCCTCACCGACTTGGCGGTAAGTAATGAAATCCAAGTCAACTTCCGTCAACTGGTGAGCTTCACGCACAATTGGCTTGCCTTCGTACAACTTAAAGCCTGCGCGTGCTGGTGGATGATCCGCCGCTTTTGGTGCTGTCATCTTGCGGTAAGCTTCGAGCTTGTAGATTTCGCGGAATGTGTTGTCAAAACTGACTTGCTTGCCAATAGCATCACGCCAGTTTGACTCATCGATACAAACCGAAGGGTTACCAACAACTACAAACGGACGTTCTGGGTCATTGGTGCGCATGGCGATCGCGCAATACATCATCTTGGTCCCACATTGCACTACGGTATTGAATTCAATGTCAGTAATGCGCTCAACAATATCTTGTGGCTTCACTCGGTCACCAGTGCAACCAAGTTCGGCCATCATTTGTTGAATCTTGGTGTCTACAGTAAATTCTTTGCATTTCATGTTGTGGCCTTTACTTTTCGTTGTGGATTGCCGCAAGCAAGTGCTTGATACTTTGCTTTGCGTGATCTCTTGCTTCGTTCAAGTGCTTAATGTTGATGGCGTGACCGCCAGTTTGCACATGCGCAGCCGTCAGGCCGTTGGTAATGCGCTCAAACTGAGCAGACAACCAATCAACATCATTAATAAGCTCCTGTTCTTCCGGTGTGACAGTTCTCTTAGTCATCATATTGCCTCTAGTTCGGCCTTAAATTCTGCCAATCGTTTTGCTGACGGTTCATCCATGCAGATACCGCCGTCACTCAATTCGATCACGTTCAAGTCTACGGGCCAAGTCTTCGAATGATTCGTCAGACTGCTGCACCCGCTCGCCATCGCTACGGTTAGCAATGGTATTAGCAGCGTCTTGCGACGCTGCCATTTTGTTGCGACGGTTAATTGCATCAGCTATTGCCCTGAGAATCCGCGCTATTACTTCCAGTGCTTTGTTCATTGGTTACGCCCTCCCGTGGATTGCCTTGAATGTCCGTTTCCGCATTGGCCGCGTGCCTGTACTGACCAGCCAGTGAGTTAACGATGATCATCAACCAATTAGGTGCTTTCTCGGTTAACGATGGTGGTAGATGTGGCGCTACGTGCGTCAAGATAAACGACGCTAACGCTAGTAGGGTTAGGATCTGACCAGCGAGCGTACCGTCAACAAGCTGGAATAGAATTTCGAATAGTTGGTCCATATCATTTCTCCTTTAGAATTGGATTTGGTCTAGTGCATCATCAATTGTCTGAAGTACCGCTGCTTTCGCTCGCGCTGCTTCCTTGGTGATTTCGTTCATTTCAGTTATGACCTTCGCGGTATCTGCTTTGGTCTTCTCGTCAGTCACACCTTTTGATTCAATCTCGGCGTGTGTCTTCTCCACTTTCGCAGCAAGGTCGGCAGCACGCTGAGCAACTAGCTCGACGTTTGCCATGCGCTCTTTCATTTCCAACTGTTCAATTTCTTGAGCTTTTTTCTGTTGGGCCTGTGCTGCTGCTAGTTCTTCCTCGGTCATATCCTCTTGAGGCTTAGGAATGTTTAGCGTGCTGCGGATACGGTTTAGGAATTCCTGTTTGTTTGGAATGTCCATCAGTTCAATAGCCATATCGATAGTGACCATCTGAACTTCAGGCGGCATTTGGCTAACGGCCTGCATTAGCTGTTGTGCCATTTGTGCGCGATAAGTTGGGGCGTTCTGTGCTTCAGACTGAGCGATGTGGCCTTTCCAACGTTTAACGTCGTTGCTTACGGTGCCGTCTTCATTGGTTGCGTTAAGTACGACTTCTTTGCGCTTGTGGGTATCGTTCTTGTGTACCGTCACTGATATGTTGTTGCGGTTCGCTAGGTCTTCGATCAGGTAGGCCATTAGCAAATCAGCAACACGCGTGCGGCTGTAGTTATAGTTGTCGTTGATCTCTGCAAGTGTTGTCGCGCCTTGTTCAATCAGTGAGTTGATTGCAATACCACTGTTAGCGCTTGAGTCTTGTCCCATCAGTGCGTTGTACACACCAGCTACGCTTTGGATCTGGTCCATTGCATCTTTCATCACGTTGAACTGTTGGGACGCGATATTGAAATCTTGCTGAACCTGAATTGCTTCACTGATCGTCTTGCGGTTCTTTCGTTCTGGGTTTAGCTCGATGTAGCCGTCTGGTCGTTCTACTTCTGCCAGTAGGTCGTCACGGCTCATATTCGTCGCATCAGCATCAGCAATAACGCGCTTGGCCTGAAGCAACCAAGTCAGACGCATACGACGGAAGTTAACCTCATCCTGTGCTGAGATCATTCGGCTAACGATTCCATAAGGTGCGCCAGATTTGTCTTGGCGGTAACCAAGGAACGGTACAATTGGGAAATAACCTGGTGGTGCTACGCTTGGACGGTCAACAATACGGTGAGGACCAACAAACCATGCTTCTCGCACTGTGGCCCAACGACGAACCTGTTTGCTTACTCGACCTGTTTGGACTGCGATTGCATGTACAAGGTTGTTCGGGTTGAACTCCATAACACGGCCGTTCTCTAGCGTGATTACTTCACCCAAGCGCCATGTTTTGTAGTAGATGACTTCGAGAAGTACGCGACCACGTTGGTTATCCATCCACTCGACTTCTTTGCGGTCCCACATGTCATACTCTTGCTTAGCAGATAGTAAGCCCTGATCTGCTTCTTCGTATGACTCAACATCGGCAAAGTCTTCCCAACCATTGATAGAGTTGCGGATCACTTCGGCCTTCTCTGGGAACCAAGCCATGCATTCATCACTATCAATCCAACGCTTACGCATGAGCCAACGCGCATCTGATAGGTCAGCTTCTTGTGCGTGCCAATCCCACCACATTTCTTGTCGGCGTACTGGTTTAACGTTGTAAGGACCACCATAGAAAGGATCGTCATTTCGAACCACTTCTACCCAACCAATACCCGCTTTGGTTTGGCCTGCATACGCATCAGCACATGCTCTATCTGATCGAGCTAAACGCCATGCATCACTAAACTTCTCTTGCAGTGCATCTTTAAGTGGTTCACCTTCATCGTCATCGGCCACTAGGATCAAGTCGTGTCTGGTGCGTACTTCCATACCAAGTACTGCATCGATTGTTGGTGCGATAAGGTTGTTGATTAGAATCGGTTGTCCACGTTCCTCATAGGTTTGCTTGAGTTCTGCGGTTAACTGCATCCCATCGTAGTAATCACATGCCGTCTGTGCTGGGTCGCGCCAGTTAGGTTGCGCATCAATATCAGACATAAGGTTTTTTAACTGCACTACGTTAAAACCCTTGTTACCTGCACCCTGCGCGCTAGTCTGCGTTCCGTTCATAGATTAAAAAGCCTCTCTTAGTGTTTACGGTAATCGCCCGGTCGCTGGCGAGGTGGTTGTTTCTTGCTTGGTGTTCGAGGCATACGCGCAACCATTTCCTTTGCAATGGCGTAGCTCATCACCTGATCATCAAAAGAGCCATCCATTGCATTGGTTGAGCCTTTTGCGTCGTAGACATAGGTATTCATTTCGGTAATGGTCCCGATCCATCGGATACCATCAGCTTCGTTGCGTAGGTCTTCTTTGAGACTGGTTATGATGATCGGCTTACTTGCCTTGGTGGTTAGCCAACCGATACGAGTCGTTTCCTCTCTGTCGTCATCACGGTCGTGGTATTCCTCCGTGTAGATTCGATTGAGTGGGTAGATCTCTCTTAGCTTGTTGAGTACTGCGTGGCCGTGGTTGTTACGTTCTGGGCCTACGTATGCTTTGTTGTATAGCTTGCCAATATGCGCGATAACCTTGGCAAACTGGTCCGTATCCACATGACCGAACCAATGAGCTACCTGATTACCGTTAGCGTCGAGTACATCCAGTGAACTTCTATCACCATGCTCTAGCCCTTCAGCTACGTCAGCACCTAGCGCATAATCGGCGTCATCATCTGGCAGTTCCCACACCAACAGGTAGTTCATAAGTCCACTAACCAACTCATCACCAACTTTCCCAAGGTCAATTTCCTTGCGAACGTCGGTCATTCTTCCGGCTTCAGGACATAGGTCGTAAACAAGTAGTGGTTTCGAGCATCGACCTTCAGCGGCCATGCATTTGATTGCGTCGAATACACGACGGCCAGACGTTAAGAATGCTTCTTGTGGTGTGCTTGGGTATTCTTGTTTGGTTTCTTCGCCGTTAACTGCGTAGGTTTCCATGTACCACTGACGGCGTTCGTCAGATAGAGTGACACCAGTGGCTTTCTCAACGGCTGCAAAGTAGTCCTTAAAATATTTGGATTGCTTAATGCCGCCCTTTGGTGGCTTAGATATGTACTTGGGATGTGTGAACCAAGGAATAAAACGAAAATTAAAGTCCCTCGGCCCAAGCGGTAAGCCAGCTTGTTGCTGTTCTTCTGCACGTTTACATAGTTCATAGAAAAATCCGGCTGCTCCCTCTGCTGTCGATTCGATAAAACATTTACTACCAGCATGAACAGTTGGAAGTGATCCGGTCTTAACCTCCTTGGCCTTCGCTTCACCTTGCGCAGCGATCTTACCCAGCTCTGAGATATGCAGAAATTGAAGCGTTCCCGAGCGGAATGAAGCATCAACACGGATCTGACTATCATTGCTGAACTTAATGGCACCTCCATTAGTGCCACCGTTACGCTGCTTAACTGTTCTACGTGATTTGATGTAACCGGGTAGATGGTCGTAAGGGAATAGAATCTTACTGTTGAAGATCTCCCCGGCTTTCTTCAAGTCTTGGGCCTGTATCCCTGCCTTGTAGTTCGCGTTGAACAATGCAGAGTCAAGGATGTAAATATCAATGTAAGTACTAAAGCCTAACTGTCGGGCCTTTAAGATGATCTCGAATGGATAAGCCGTCTCGAACAAATCTCTTTGAGCGTCACGCATCTTAAACGTGACAACGTTGCCTTCTTCGTCTTCAATCTTGTACAGATTATTTAGGCGCCAGTCTTTGTTACTGACGTATAGACGGAAGTAAGCTTTCTTCGCCTGCTTCGAAAGTGCTTTGAACTGCGTATCTGTTAACGCAGGGAAATTAGGGTCGAAGGCTTTAAGACTCATCTAACTGCGCCTCTCGTTCTTTGAAGCGCTGGTTGATTTCGTCATCATCCATATCCGCAATAGCATCCAACTCAATACCAAGATCGTCTTTCTCTCCAAGTCCCTCCTTCTCTTTGGCTGACAGTTCGTACTTGTTGAGTGCTGCTTGCGTCTCTGCTTGGTCTGTCTTAGCTTCGGCCAGTGCCAAGCCTTTGGTTTTGAGCTTAGTGTCAACTCCGATGTGTTTTATCTGCGCTTCCATCTTCGACTTAGCAACCTTCGTTGCTTCAGTGTTAGTAAGCTGGGCCTTGATTTGAATCTCTTTGCTCATGTAGTAAACCGCTTGGCTGAAGCATGACTTCATCCACTCGGTGTACTTGTCGATCACTTCCAGTTCTTCAATGCTTGGAGCTTCACCACGTTCTTGGATTTCGCTTTCGAAATTAGCAAGCTGCTCTTGGTACTGAGCGTACTTATCGAGCGCCTTTAATTGTGCTGCTTTGAAGACACGAATCTTGAATTGGTCGTCGGCCTGATCTGCGTAGTCGAGAATCTCGCCGAAGCATCGAGTCATTAGTCCGTGAATGGCAGCGTTCTGGTTGCCTTTTGGCGCGCCGCCACGGTTCTTTTTGTGATCGTTTTTCCCGGTAGGTTGTTTCCGGCGTTTGGCCGATTCTTCGAGGCTGGAAGGCTGTTCAGAGGTGTCGTGATAATTTTCATGATCACTTTTATTGCTTACTTTCGGGTTGTTCGATCGCTTTTTCTGATCACTTTCCGACAAAGTGATCGCTTTGGACTCGATCAGTTTGTCTTTTACTGCTTTCTTGAAATAACGACGGCCAGAAGGCAAAGGAATTCCCTTTTCCTTGCAAAAAGCAGAAGCAGAAAGGCCAGATTCAGCCCACTCTAACTGCAATTTCCCCCAATCTCTTTCTGTCGTCATACAAACCTCAAATATCACCGTCGAATTACATGATCATGTTTTTATGATTGCTTATCAATACCTAATATTTACGAGCAGATACCAGAAAGGCGCGCTCAATCCAATCACGTAACAAGCCAATATTGTCGGTAGTGACTTCGATAACAATCCAGCCAAGTAGCTGGGCCTCGTTCATTTTTTCGCGGTCTGCTGCATAACCAGTACCGCGAGTGTGACGACCACCGGAGTGAGTAGCGCCATGAACCTCAAGAGCTACCTTCTTACTCGGCCACGCATAATCAAGACGCCACTTGCGCTCTGGGTGAAACATCACTTCTGCTTCAGGTTTTGGAAGGCCGATAAGTTGCTTAGCTACACGAGCGTGCAGTGCGTCTTTTGCTTTTCTTGGATTCGCTGAACGCTTTTGCTGGTGGTTCTTAGGACGCTTACTAAGCGCTTTGAGAATGTCATTGGGGCTTACTGCGGTAGTCATGGTCGTCAATCCGTGCGTTTCATTCGACTCAAATAATACACCATCAGCAATTTCGCTGACGTAAAAAAGCCGCCCATATAAGGCGGCTTTCTTAAAACAGAGGGATGGTTTTACCCACCTGAGTCCTCCATTCGGAAATCGATGGTGGTATGACTTGCTCGATTTTGCCCTTATAGATGGCTGTTCGGGCCAGTTTGCACTTTACCTCGGGCATGTTTTCCCTATCTTTGGGGACGTTAATCGCAACGAATGCAGAATCAGCACTATCGAATGGGTAATTTCCGATCACCCGGCCATCCAACATTGCCAGACCATGAAGCTTTGTTGTGTAGGCGTTAACCTCATAAACGTGGTCGAACACCATGTCTAATACCTGTGACGCTTTTTTACTCGACGCTGGTTTGTGCTCACGAACCAAACCTATTGCAACGCGCTCAAACTGTTCGCACAAACGACTTAGGCGATCAAGTGACTCATTAGAGTGCCATACCGGGACAGCCTTATCTCTGAACTGAGCAGGAACCTGACTAAGTAAGGCGTCGTTATCTTCCTCACTCCCTCCAATTACGTCAGGAATAATGAACCAGTCGATACGTGAATACCAAGCAAGAACCAACGCATAAAATCCAGCCCAGTGGTCGTCGTCAGCTACTACACCTCGTTGATAGAACGTGAACGCACCATTATCTAAAACGAGTGACTTGGCGATTGGTGCGATCTTTTTTAACTGACGTGGGTCAGCGTAGGAAACTAGAGCGCAGGAATCTTTGTAAAGCACATCCCCACACCACACTTTATTGGCAGCACCAATATCGACATAGCCCCACATGGGACCGCCATGGTAATGAATTAGCATCTGGTCGTTTACTCTTGTGTTTATTACAAACCAGATAATACACGTACAAGTACACGAAATTAACGATCGTATACCCGCTTTTGTGTATAAGGCCACACACAAAACAAACCAAAATGTTACGAACAGTGTTACACCATGTACGCACCGTACCTTACCTCTTGGGATAATCTCTTGTTACGAATTTTTTAAGCTGGGCTATTTTCACTATCTCATTGTTTATTAACAGTTTTTACTTACCCTCTTAAATTCCATTGCATATTGCTGACATACACCACATATACACGGTTTCACTAAAAGTCTTCAAACAAAAGAAAACCGCCACATTGGGCGGTTTCTCTTAATCATCCACTGAACACTCACTAGGTCAGCTTTTACACTCTATAAGGTCTGTTATTTTCTGTAACGCTTTGCGAGTGTTCGCACCAATAATGTGGTCAAGGGTAATTCCATGGTGAACGCCAAGCGCTTTAATAAGCTCATTCGATGCGTTCGCTAACTCTTTGTATTTGGCTTCTTGCTCCGTTATCACAACATGCGCACTTTCTAAAAGTTTAATCACTTCGATCTCTGTGCAACCTTCACGCCCGGACTCATCCTCACCGTAAACATCAACCGAACTCAGCAACATTCCATCTTCTTGCATATCATCAAGCGTGATGGATACGTCCATACAGAACCAAGCGACATTCTCTCCGTAATGGTTTTTAGAATTGTTCATTCCCGTACTCCTTAAATTTCTCAAGCTCAGTAAGCATGTTTTTCTCTAAAGACTGATAAGCCTTCTTTATAGCGTTCGCGCTGTAAGTCTCCACCAAACGAGATACGTAGTCACCATGCATTGCGCCGAGATATTGAGGCGCTATTTCTGCGACTTGAGTCTTGATGCTATCTCTGATGGCTCCCAATTCATCGCTTAGAATGTCATGAATTGAATCCGTGATCTGGGCCGCAGCAACCTTTCTGGTTTCCTCTCTGATTTTCCTCTTACCGCTGTGGAGCATTTGCAGTGATGGAAAGCGCGTTTGCATATACTCATCAAGCGCCTCTGTAATGCCTGCTTTAAAATCATCATTGTTAATTGAAGCCTTAAGAGCGTCGTTGGCAATAAGCTCAACATGATCACGGAGGTGCTGATCTAGGTACTTTGGCAAGGTCTTTCTTGCATACTCCGCGATCACAGCTTGAGATAGTTGCACTCTCGCCTCGCTATCCTCTGGAAACAACTCGCGTACTGCGCTGGCGTCTAATGTAATTTTCATGGTATTGGTCCTTATCTAATGTCAGTAATTGATAAAACGTTAAGGTGTAACTCTAATAAGTCGTGTAATCCCTGCGTGTTGGGACTCTTGAACGCTTTAGGATCTACAGCGCGTACAACGTCACCAATTGATGCTTTAATATTGCTGCCAAGTAGGTAACCGCCTGACGGACCTCTCTGTGCACCTACAACCTTAACCTTCTTGAGTGGAACGATTACCTGTTCTAAGTAAGAGATAGAGATCCCCAACTCTCGACAAATATCGTCGCTAGTCAGAATGGTTCCCTTTTCTACCAGTAGGCCAAGAATCCCAAGAGCAACGTTGATCTTGCCTTTGAATACAGTAAGGTGTGATTTCTTCACGATTGGCTCCGGTTGTGGTCTTGTTAGGTTATCTGTTGTCATTGGTCTTATTCCTTTACCGTTGCGTCCATCGTTTTTTGTTGAATCCAAGTCTTAGTAGGCCAATGCTTAATTCCGCACGACTTTTCGGCCTCTTTTGCTTCCTTTCTGGTACCTCGAACGCCATAAAATGATTTCTTTCCGATGGCCTTAGCTGCTGGTGAAGCGTAATACCAAACAAGAAAGACAGTGACCTTAGTTGTCTTCATTAATCTTCTCCTTAGCAACACGTAAAAGCTCAGAGAACGCGAGTGATAAAGTTTCTTTTTGGGTTGTCCAATCGATAACATGTAATTCGCGGTACTCTCCCTCGCCACCACATAATTCGCAATTTTCATCTGGTATATGAAGGTCATCACACTGATAACAAAGGTGTGTCGATTTAAGCGCTTGCTCACCCATCATGACACCTTTAAGGCAGTCAAAAGCTTTAGGTGATTCGCCTTCCACCAGCTCCAAGAGAGATAGCGCCAAACCTACGCGTTCGGACAGTTTAAGAATGTCTGTTCCTTGGTCTATCAGTCCGTTTTGAGGACTTAGGAGAGTTTCTGCCGACATAACAACACGGCTAAATGCGTTGTAGTGCTTTTGCATCGTCATGATCGCAGCACTCAAACGACGCTTTTCACTATCACTCCACTCTGCTGGATCAATAGCGTTATCATATGTATCTAAAACGTATTGCCCGTGGCCATATACGCGCCACATAGCTTCAAAATCTTCTTTTGTTGGCTTGGTTAGCTTTATTGATACTGTTTTGGTGGTCATGCCTTTGCCTCATTTTGTGCTTGGTTTGCCTTGTGCCATTCAGACACGATGTGATCAACCGCTTGGTCAATGCGGTCCTTTTGTTCAATTCCCCACTTGCTAACGTGCTTAGTACAAGTGGTTAAGCCGTTTTCACTTAGGCGGTCACCCTCTTTGAAATCGACTTTGGTAAGTTTTACTAGGTGAATTAGGTAACGGCCCCGCTCCTTCTGCTCAGAAACAAACACCCCGTAAGGTTGGGTCGTTATAGCTGGTAACTTCTTTGTCATTCGAAAAGCCGTCATTGGAAATAGCCTCCTTCACAGATCTCACGTAATACGTTCTTGCGGCGTTCGTCTTCCAATAAGTGCTTGTGCATTACTATTGCGTGACTATAAATAGCTAAATCGAACACGCGCATCGTCAATCCTTCCAGCATCAAACGTTCGTGCGAATTACTAAGTTGTCGCTGAACAATTTCCTTATCTTGGATTTTCAGTTTGGTGCGTCTTTCATTCACATCAAAAACAGCTTGAGCCACCATGTAGAACACTATGTATTCCCAAAGCGACGGTTCGTATAAACCTTCCCAAGTAAGTAGATTGATAAAACTATCCACGTTCTTGGTCCTTTTTCTTTCGCTGGTGTGGAAGTGTGTTAGTAGTTTCAGGTGTGTAGCGAGGTTTCTTGTGGCGCTTATAGCTCCACTTGCCTAACTCCCAAAGACTGCCTTCTGTTGTTCGGTCCTTCCAACGCTTATCTGTCACTTATCCCACCGTACCGGGAGAGCTTTTTCCGCTAGGGTTTTCTTTTGGGCTTCTCGGTCGCCCTGCTTCTTCTTCGATGTGCTGAAGTTCCAATGAGCCAAAGCTTCTAATGTTGAAGCATCATTAACGCGGCCCTTAAAGCGTTCACGTAAAGCGGTATTGGTCATGAGGTGTGGTCCTTGTCATAAATTGCCGTGTGCGAATTAAATATATACGATAGTCGCATACGAAAGATATGACAAGGATCAAAGATTTACAATCGTGAATCTAAAATTCACTTTCGGTAGGGAGGATTAAGCGCCTAATTTACGGCGGATTGCGAAGTTTTTAGCCTTCTGGGTTACTGCGGTATTAAAGATAATGGCACTCACAGCCATATCTAACATTGCAAGGTCTTGGCGTCGCCACCACTCATCTACAGTTGAACGAGTACGGCCTGACACTTCGACAACCTCAGTGATCTTTACTCCCCACTTGTCCAAGTAAACACTTAGTGTTTCTGCTGGTTTCTTCTTATCTGTCATCCTGTCACCTCAATTTGACCTGATTCGTTAAGCGAAAGGTTGTCCGACTCAGCTACCGCTTGGTTAAATTCACTGATAACAGCCTCGCGGATCTCTGGGTCTACGTCCTCACCTGTTTCCATGATGTAAGCTAGTGCGTCACCAAACTTAGGTGATTCGCCACCAGCGGCCATAATCACAAGAGCAAGGCCAGTATTGTTAATTGGCTTATCCCATTGCATTAAGTGACGTTCCAATACCCACTTAAGATCCACATAATTGCGAGCGGCCATCGCTTTGGCAGCATTTGGGGAATGTAGAACTGAACGAATGACCGACTTGGTTCCACCTGTTTGCTTAGATAGAACGCTAGATAGCAAATCAAGCATGGTGTCTTGGTCGTAGTTGCTCTCGCTTAGGTCTTCTTCAGTAAAAGCAACTTTTAACCATGCGTTCGCGTAGTCTTCTTGCTTTAGGCCAAGCAAGTCAGCGTTTAGAATTGCTATTGCTTCTTCAAGAATCACTATTAAACTCCTGCTCTAACTTTGCTTCTTCAACTACATCTTGCGCGCGTTCTTGTGTGTCCTGTTCAAACGCTTCTTCAAAGTCACCAAGTTTCGCGTCGTCCGGGTAAAGGTCTTGGCGTTGTTGAGAACGAACTTCTTCAAGTTCATTGGTCAAGTCACCAACTCGCTTTAGCACTCCACTTAGTTGCGCTTCAGCCGCAATAGCAGACGCACCAGCATTCAACAACATCGAGTAAATCTGCTCTTGGTCATCTTCAGGCACATAAGGCAACACGCGCGCGATCACTGCGGTAATAAGATCCGACGTATCAGCCCTTTTTTGCGCTTCGATAAGCGTTTTTGCTAACCCGTTTATCTTCTGCTCGGCCGCCTCTTTGGATAGAGATTCGGTTATCGTGAGTTTCAGTTGTTTCATAGTGGGCCTTTACTTCCTCATTTTGATAGATGGTTACGCTTCTGAACCTGCCAACATGCTTGGCTAGCTGCTGCATAAAACAAAAAAGGCCGAGGTCGCTAGCGATCTCAGCCGTTTCTTTTCGAGACGTTTTAACGTCAGTCGGTTGTGTCATTCTTTGGTTCTGGTGAATTACCTTCACCTTCATTTAGCTTACTAAAAGCTTCCTGTGCTTCTCGACGCTTGCAACAATCTTCGCAATCACACTCCGCTTGATTGGTTGCGCCGAGTGCAGTAATTAACGCGCCCATGAGATTGGGAATAAAGTCACCTGATTGGACAAATTCTTCTTTGGTTTTACCTGTGAGGGGTTCTATTAGTTCTGGGTTTGCGATAGCGGCAAGGTTTGTAGCTTCACCATGCATATCAGAAAAACGTGACTTCACAATTTCGGTTAGCGATTTCGCTAGTGCATTGATAGCTTGTTCTCCCAATGGCATATCGTTGCTGTCTCTCAACTCTCCTGCTGGACTAAACACAATTTCAACGTCAGCTTTACCATTTTCTACACTGTTGATATTGATTAGAACTGATGCACCATGCTTTGCGATTTCAGCAAGTTTGTATGCGTTTTCTTCGGTCTTTTTAAAAGTCATTTTGGTCTACCTTGTGCTTTGTGTGTTTAATGTGTTCGGTCTAAAAATGCTTGCTTAACCATGCTGCTGTTTGGTCGTAGTTGGTGGCAGCCGAAAGCAATGTCGTGTTTCTTGAGGAAATTCAGTACCGGTTCTATGAGGTGGTCCGGTAAGCCCGTAGTTTTGTAAGAACTAACTTGAATCGGGTCGCGGCCAAGTTCTTTCGATAAAACCTGAACAGCTTCTAGCTCGGTACACCCAGTCTTGTGAGCGTACATACCTAAAGCAGCTATAAAACCAGTTGAGGCTAACTGCTCGTAGGTTTTTCGATCGATGAGTCTCGGGTCCTTCTTGCGGTACTTCATTGCTTTCGCTCCTTGTGCTCTCCATAAACCTTCATGAAAGTGGCCTGAATCTTTTCTTCAGTGTCACCCCAGCGCTTGGCTTGCATTGTCTTAAGTGAGTTGGTCATGCTCATTAACCCTGTGTTGTTATCGCATATCCAGAATTTACGATAGTTACACAATTAACGCACGTTAATTTTAATTGACTCTCGCATTTCTTTGATTTCCGTCAAATTTTAACAAGTCGTCAAAACTATAAATCTGTGTAATGGCCCCAATGCTATCTACAGCATCTAGGCTTAATCGCTCCCATACCCATCGGGCCATTTCGAGATCAGATCCAACCTTCTCCTTAAATGCGGTTGTGTGGTCCCCAAGCTGGCTGTGTCTCACTGGTTCACCCTCCGGTAACTTCATGCCAATCGGTACTGCGCCTTGGTGGTGGACTGCACATAAAGGAACAGCAAAGAAATGAGCTAACTTCTCTTTGCTCCCTTTGTCCGGGTTGTGGTGAGCGGATAGCTGCTCGGGTAGATAGTCGTTGTCGTAACCAAGCTTGTTACAAGCCACACAACCAACGGCCTCTGCTGCTGCCTTAAGATAAATGGATTCTGCTTTTGTCGGTTTTCGTGAGTTCATGCTTTCTCCAGATACAAAAAAAGCGACCCTTCTAGGTCGCTTTGACTTTTGCTTAGTGCTCTCTGGTATCGTCAGAGAACGTAACGAGATAAACGTACGCTTCACAGCGTTCTATCACCTCCCTATGTCACGCGAAGGCGTAACTTCAGAATGGATTCAATCTAACAAATTTACGATGGGTGCGCATAATTTTATTTCACCTCATATTTATTGACTATCGACAACCACCAGCGCAAAAAAAATTGCATCATGATTTAAGGTCATACTTCGATTTAACACGCATCAACTTCATTTCTCGAATTGCGTCTAACACTTCAGTTTGATCTTTCGCTTCCACCAACTGAACCAATTGAGGCAACATATTTTGTACGTCGGCCAGTTCGGTTAACACGTTCTCGAATGATTTACCTTGCTGGTAATGCTGAAAAAGTGCGACGGCCAGTTCGCTAAGTTCACAAGCAAGTTGACCCATTTGCTGATCCGCGCCATTCATCGCTATTAGTTGATCACCATATATTGCTGCACGTTCTTCAAGCTTCACGTTTTCTTACCTCCCCGGTTAACACCAATTCACTTAAAGCGTCGAGTAATAACAAAGCATCTTGAGTTCGATGTGATTGCACCGCATTGTGTAGCTCTGGCAGTATTGAACGGGCCGCTGAATTAAACACCTCTTTAGAATGGGTGTGTTGTTTAAAGTGAAGTGAAACAATATCCAAGCTATCGAACAGTTGACGCCTTTCACTGTTATCCATCTTATCTGCATGATTCAGGGCAGTTAGTAACATCATTGGCATGTCATCTGACTTAGATACGACCGTAATATCAAACTTCTTGCCCTCACCCCAATGCTCTATATAACCAGCGAGCAGTTCTTCAGCTTTTTGCATTTTCAGAATCCTTCCATTTGACTAAGTACATGTCTTCACCGCCACACGGTGCATTTAGATCATCATCTAACAAGTGTTCGCAGTTTGGGCCTAAAGCACACTTCACCCTACAGTCGTGAAACGAACCGATACCCTTTTCTAACTTGTAGCGCTCATCGTTAACCACCACCTGATTTAACATCTTCTCACCTCACCATATAACTCTCGGTATTCCTGTTCGGTCAGTTGGATTGATTGATGAAAGCCGATTTGCTTTTGCATGTTTCGGTAAAGTTCAAGCGCTGGGGATGGCTCTGGTTCATGCAGAGGTAGCTCACCTAGTGGCAGAGACAAGGCCGCCTCTCTTTTCTTGCCTGCCTCGAACGCAAACCAACTTAAGATGGATCGGTAGATAACCGACGTACGATACACATTCCGCTCAGTATAAATACAGTGCCTAATAGCTCGGCCTTGGTAATTAAACCAAACGGTAGTTTTCGTTAAGCAGCAGTCAGCCTCATCAATGCTAGTTCGCCAGTTAACAACCAAGGGAAACTCAAATTTCCCTAACGTGACTCCATTAACTGCGTCAAAAAGCCAACTTCGGCCGCTTGGTGTTGATTCATAAAATGCATTATTCATAAAGCGACAACCCCAGCTTGTTTAGTTCTTTCTGTACGTAAGCGTTGGTGTTCATGCCGCCGTAGTATTCGCCGTTGTTAACGTAGATGCGAAATAGCTCAAGAACGCGATCGGTATGGTTTGATGAATCCAGTTCGATAGGATTAAGAGCGTTAATGGTCATATCATCCAAAACCGTGAACTGCTCAGAACTGGCCCGAGCAAGTACCTCGTCAAATACTTGGTGATCTAACGGCTTGCTGGTATCAATATCGACGAACCCAAAGAACGGCTTGGTTAGTACAAAACCGCCTACTGGTCGGATGGTTACGTCTACGTTATAAAAAAACTTCTTCATGGTCATTTTCCTTGTGGTAAAGTTTTTGGGTAAGTTCGTACCCAATTAACTCCTATTTCAAGCCACCACTTCGGTGGCTTTTTTTTATTTTTAACTGCTCTTTGAGTGGATATAAGCCTTCAATAACATGCTCATTGCTTTAGGAAGATCTATAGATTCGTGGATTGCGAGTATGTGACAGGCACGAGGCGACGAATTTACCCAATACTCTTGTTCGTGCAGGTGGTATACGTGTGATTTGATCGTGCTAACGTTGCATGAATCAATAGGCTCGTCCCATTTAATTGGGTTAATTGCAATAACAGGCATCTCGAGTATTTTCTGGCGGCGGTGTATGGCGAGCTTACGAAATTCCCCATCAAGAGCACCGCCTATAAAAAATAAATTCTGTTTGATTTTCTGAGTAGGGTCATCAAGGTTACAGTCACGCTCAATCATGCTACGGCCCCTACTTGGTGCATCTTGTAAACAAGTACCAATTCCTCTTTAACTCCTAGCTGGCTCGCGATGTTACGCTTTACCTTGTTAGTCGCTTCTTGAATATTCACGGCTTGAGCGGTCCCATCCATTTCTACAGAGATAGATTGGCTCTTTACCTTCGCTTTCCATTTCCACTGGTTAATAATTTGTTTGGTCATGCCTTGGTCCTTACTATTGGTTTAACTTCAGTCATGCAATGGAAGTCCATTGCTTCACCTTGCGGCGGCTCATAACAACTAACGGTGTAGTCGTTTTGGTCAATGGGCCGCTTTGGTCTAATGAATTGGCGATAACGTTTACCACCAAACTTAAAATCATATTGGTAAGGTACGTCTCTTAACTTCATTGGCTTCTCGGCTTATGCGAGCCACCAAGATAGATTTGTACCCGCTCTAGTTTGTTGATCTTCTCAAGCTTGAACCTGTCACCTATGCGCGTAATCGTGTACTTAGGTTGCTTGCACATGGTGAGAAGATTCGTTTGCACCTTGCGACGTTCGATTCCGGTAACCTTGGCTATCTCATCAATGGTTAGGGCTTCATTTCGAATCGCTTTACTAATCGAACCACGGTAAGTAACTATCATCGTGCGGCCCTCGTTCTAAAGCTGTCCCATCCAAATGAAATCATTGAACCGGAACCCTCCGATATACGATCCATCGTTCTCATGCCTAAGTGATTGGCTAGCGCTTCCGGTGGCATGTTCGAGATAATTCCCGTAGGCAAACCATGATCCGAACGGCTATGAATTAGCTGATCAATGAAAACCATCTGACTGGCCGAATTCGAACTAATACCAATTTCGTCAAGAATGAATAAATCGACCTTCGTCAGTGCATCGATAAACTTACGTTCACTCATGACAGCACCATCACCAAAACAAGCGTCACGACGGTGGAGATCTAAATTGTTTACAGAGACAAGCTTTGCCTCTCCACCAGCGTTAATAACCTCTAGGCACATAGCAGCCGCTAAGTGGTTCTTTCCGGTCCCGGTATCACCAGTGAACACAAAACCTTTTGGATAATTCAGGTTCTTAAAGTCATTGACCCAATTGCGAGCAAAGCTAACCGCGCTTGCTTGGCGTTCTCCGGCATAAACTTGGTAATTGTCCAGCGTGCAGTGCTGGTATTTTTCGGGAATGTACGATCCGCCTAATGCTGAGCGCTTGCGATATTCAGCACGATAGCTCTCATGCTGGCGCGACTGTTCAAGCTCGGCTTGTCTGGTACTTTGCTCTATTTGGGCCACCGCATCCTCATACTTTGGGATCGGCACAATGTTAGGGTTTAGTTGCTGTAAGCGTGACCAGATAGCGCCTACTCCGGTTGATACAGACATTGGCTTAGTTGACACGGTTGAACCCTCCCAATGGATCGTGCTTCGACTCGAAATTGTTTCTATGGTTTTGGTTGTCACGGCCAAAGCTCTGCACCGCATTTCTCAACCATTCCGCTTTAAACGCGGTCCAACCTCGATCGCTCCACACATTCAGAATTTGGTCATTGGTGAAACCAGCCGACCTAGCAATTTCAAGTTCGCGCGAAATGTTTTTGATTACTCGATCAGTAATACCCGCTCGCTTGTTCTCTCGTAGCTGGATAAATTCCAGTACTTCTGACTCATTGAACCCAAGCGATGAAAAATCTAGGTTTGCGTACTTCTTAGGTATCGGACTTTTTTTGTTTACTTTTTTTAGATCAGAGGACTGTTCAGTAGACTGTATAGGTAGAGAAGAATCAGCCATTTGGCTTTCTGTAGAGTCAGCCGTTTGGCTGATTGTAGAGTCAGCCAAACGGCTGATTGGTTCTTCTGCATCTGGTTGCGGGTGAAAAACATCACCAAGGCGGTAATATTTAGGTCGAACTGCGCGATTTTCACTAAAGTCACCAGATACAATTAACCCCTTTTCTTCAAGGCGCTTCATTAGTTTCTGGATCTTGTTTGGACTCCAATATGTGAAGTGAGCAGCTAACGCAGCAGCCGTGTCATAGGTCCAGTAATGACCATCATGGAACTGTGTTTTATTGTTACGGTGGTATTCAACAAAATGGGCGATGCGGCCGATAACAAGTGCGGCGTCAATTCCGTACTTATCAGCTAGGTCTACATCAAATGCGTGTGGGCTTCTTTTTCCGATCATGAATCACCACCTGTTTGTGATTGCATATCGGCGATCGGCTGTTTATAATATTTTTTCATCCGAGTTCCTTTATTAATTGCTACGATTTTGGTACTCCAAAAAGACCGCCCCCCAAAGGCGGTTTTTTTATTCCTGTTCGTCAAGCTCGTTGATTTCTTGCACCAGCTTTTGAACACGCGCTTGTTCTTCTTCCTCCGTTTCTTCCGCCTGAACAACTGGCCTAGCAAGCAGCCCAGCTTCAACTAAGAGTTCGCGATCAGCCTTCCAGTCATCTGTACTTTCGTACTTCACAGAAAACAGGTCCTCCATGGCCTCATCATCAAAAGCTATGTCTTTAGCGCTACCAGCTAGAAACGTGTACATACCTACAGCGGAAAGCGGCAATTCCTTGGTTAAAACCGTCAGTGGAATAGCAACCTGGTTGTTGTAGTGGTAAATCTCATCAATCTTTAAGGTCATGTTGGTCCTTCGTTTAGTGTTCTTTGGTTGTGGCGGCCCGAAACAGACCGCTCGAACGGCTTAGGACTGCCAAGATAGGGAAACGGCCTACCGCCACACCAAAAAACACTAACTACTGAATTGATCGTTACCTTACTGGTGACGTTTCGGCGTCTTACTAGCAACGATGTAGATTATTGATCGAATATTCATAATTTACAAGCGCGTCACTTTTGTAAATGTCAAAGAATGTCAGAACGCCCGCCACGTAAGGGATTCAAAGAATTACGGTTGGAAATTGTGTGCGCTTATCGCATATAATTAGTTGTAAAGAGAATACCGCTCGCACTAATCAAAGGCATAAAGATGACACAATCAATAATCGGTACGAACATCGCTCAACGAATGACAGATCTAGGCATTAGAACTAATAAAGAGTTGTCTGAACGCTCTGGTGTTAGTCGCGCAGTGATTACGAACGTACAAAAGAACCCAGATAAAAAGATAATGGCCGAAACCGCACTAGCTCTAGCTGACGGTTTGGATTGCCGACCACATTGGTTAATTCTTGGCGATGGCCCCGTTAACCTTGATGAAGTAGAACGCGCGAATCGCTTGCGCTTTGGCTCACCAGTAGTAAGTATCAATGAGTTAGCTAAAGCAGAGCCGAAAGAACTACTTGATATGATCTTTGATGATGAAGGTAGACAGCGCCACCCTTGCCCGGCTGGTAATGCAGACTCGGTATTTATCATCAAGAGTTCTGAACCTGTTGGTAAATACCCAAGCGGCCTATTCTATTTTGACTATGAAGCGGAACCAGTCAGCGGCCAATTGGTAATTGCTCGCCCAGATCTTGATTCTACGCCTGAAGTTATGGAGTTCTACCAAGCTAGAGGCAAGAAGTACCTTAAGAGCCTGATCGAAGAACTGCCATTAGAATTACGAACTACTGAATTCACTAATGAAATGAAGATTTTAGCAACATTCAAATCATTCGCTATCGTATAAAATCTCTCCAATCTCCCCAAAGCGACTATGTTCCGGCATGGTCGCTTTTTTTATGCCCGTAAATTGACTTTAGTCAAAAAAATGCAAAAATCCAATTTACGTCCGTTGCACGAACGCGAATAAAAGTGATACATTGCGATCCGTTCGTTAATCACAACGAACGAAAAAAGCCGCCCCAAAAGGGACGGCTCTTACACAAGGCATGACCAAACAAAGCACTAACTTAGTTTGGCTGTTATCGGTGACCAAACCAATAACAGAGCCAATATTATCACAAAATTGGGTTTAAAAAAGCATGACTGAAGAAATCAAAGAAGCTGGCAACTTACAGCCAACATACGACCGCTCTACCGACTTTCCTCAACTTATTGCCGACATTGAAGGCGGTGTAATTGCTAACGTTCTTGGCCTTGGCTTCTCTAACGTAGCTCTTGCTGTTGCCAACTCCGGTAAGTCTGGCGAAATCACTCTAAAGGTGAAACTAAAACCAGCATCGAAGACAGATCCTTCAATCTTGAACGTTGACGCAAGCATCGCGATTAACGAACCGAAACCAAACTACGGTAGCAAGAAAGAAGACTTCAAGTACGAAACCGTAGCTTACGCGGCCAAAGGCGGCCGAGTTACTTATGAACGTCCAGACGAGGATGTTCGCCACCAGCTAAACATCCTGCCGAACGGCGTTAACTCACTACACGTATAAGGACCAAACAAAATGATTCAGAAAGAAGCTATCGACAAGTTGATCTCAACAGGCAATGCACCACTATTCCTTGAACAGTTGAAAACGGCTGACACGCAGTCGCAGCTGATCGCCCTACCTAAAGAGTACAGCATCACTGATCTTGAGTGTTACCAAGAGCACCGCAACAACTTACGCGGTTCTTTTAGCACGAACATCATCGAAGAATTTATTGAGTACGCGAAAGTGTATGCAAAAACGGAAGGTTCGGCAGTATTTGTTGAAACTGAACGAATGCGTGGCGTTGCTATCTTCGATATTGGTACTGAAGAAAAACCACTTCATCTAAACCACAGCGCAAGCATTGAGCTTAAGAAAACTGCTCCATACCAAACTCTACTAGGCGCTAACAAGAACGTTATGGACCAGCGCTCACTAGCAGAATGGATTGAAGACTATGGTGACTACCTAACACCATATGGTGCAGATGGCGCGGCAATTGAAGTTAAAAAAGCAATTGAAGCAATCCGTATCCTTAAGTTCGAACGCACTACAGGCAACGACCGTGAAGTACAACAGTTTGCAGCTTCACAAAGTGAATACGAGCGTATAGCCACAAAGACCAAAGACGATTTGCAGATCCCTGCTGGCTTTGTGTTTAAGTGCGTCCCTTACCTTGGTCTTGAAGAACGTCGTTTCGATATGCGTTTAAGCATTATCCGCAATGAACAATTGATTTTGACAATCAAGCGTCTCGAAGAAATTCAAGAAGAAATCACCATTGAATTCAAAGACAAGTTAGTTGAAGCACAAAAAGCTGGTGGCATCACTGCCCCGGTTTACGTTGGTACTTTCAGCGGCCGATAAGAGTAACACGGCCCTACTCCGGTAGGGCCAATCAAAGAGAACAAGAGCATGACCGACAAGATTACTTTAGAAGCTGCTGTAAGCGGCCTTAGCAATTCAATGACCACTCAGTTAGAAAACGTTCTGAGTCTAATGAAAAACAATGTACTGATCGTTGATGAAGCGCTTAACACCGAAATCGAAGAATTCAACACTCTACTTGATGAAGTAACCCGCCTTCGTGACGAAAAGCAAACGCTAGAACTTAAAATCAATAGCCAAATAGAAAGCCACCAGCATGATCTTGATGAGCTTAAGAACGAGCTGGCTGAGAACATTCGCCAATTAACTGCGGCTAACTTGAAACTAGGTACTTTCAGTGAGCTCAAGAAAGAGCTTAAGAAGTACAAAGATATGCAACCGGAACGTCTAAAAGACCGCTTGGAATCGACCAAGAAACGTAACTCTGAATTGGTGGCCGATAACCAAAAGCTACGTTCTGACAACAAAAAGTACCGTTCTGAAAATTCAGAGCTAACAATCTTAAACGCGCAACTTGAAAAAGCGGCGACTGAGGTTCACAACCAGTACAGCCACATGGCCGAACTTCTTAATCACAATGATGGTGAAGTGGTTCAGAAGACCTACAAAGGTAAAGGTACGCTTGAATGCTTTATTAACGTGTTCAACTACCCAATGAGCTTCAAAGCTAAAGATATGGAATTCAGCGTGATCAATGACTTCGACTTCCATATCGAGATCCGCACGAATACCGCTATCAACCTAACAACATCATGCAGTGCTTGGGGTGTTTGCTTCCTGCCAACGTGTAGCGACCTTGAAGGCAATATGCCGGATGATCTAGAAGATGCTGTGCGTTCTATCTACCTAACTCGCATGGAAAAGAAACACTCTTTCCTACTAGAGCGCATCGAAGCAATGCAAGCAATTGGTATCAACGAGGTCCCGGGCCTTTCGCAAAAACATATCGATTTGCTGGAAGACGCTAACCACCTATCGGTTTACTCGGTTTGTCATGTTCCAGATTTCAAACTTAAGAGCAATGTAAAAGGTCTTGGCGATAAGGGCATTCAGGAAATTCGCCAGCATGTACGCGCGTTCGTAGAGAAATGGGAACGTGAGAATTGGGAACCTCAACAAGTTGGTAAGTTCAACTAAGGAAAAGCAATGGGAATTTACTCTAGTTTTGATATTGGTCAAATGTTGAATGTAATGAATCGTCATGCGGATGAGGTGCGTTTAACTAGTGAGATTACAGGTGGTGATTGCGATTGGACGTTGTATGTGTTCGATGAAAAACACGGCGAGTTTGAGCAAACAGGTACTCTTTTCCAAGTTGTCGTGAGTGCGTTTAAACCCTACCTAGAAATTGCCAAACAAGAGCGTAACGAGCTCAGTAAAGTACTTGGTGGAGGGTTAGGTAGCACTGAAACCGTCGTCCTTAACGATAGCGAAGTACCTGAACGTTTCTTATTGATTGGTTATATAGCGAAAGATGGAAGAAAGGAACTTTCATCACTTCATGGATGGAAGCTTACTGGGGAACAACCGATACCGTCTTTTTCCATGATGAGAGCATCGTGTTTAGAGTGGGCCAATCAAGATGGTGGGACGTTCGATTACTTCAGTATCCAGTGGATGAAATTCGTTGATAACGAAGCTGACTACAACTCACTGTTAGAACTAAATGACTAAGGAAAGCTCTATGCCAAAAGATTACGAGAAGGTTCAGGAAGGCTTTATTGCTGAATGTGAAAAACAAGACCTTGCACCACAAGAAGCGATCAAAAGCTGTGCTCAGCTACTTATGTCTTTAATGGTAGCTGCTGAAGAAAGCGGAGTGACAATCGAATTTGAAGGGGTTGGTACTGTTCAGGTTGAAACAAGGGGTGCGAAATCATGACTATCGAAAAGTTTCTAGGGACCTATGCAATTCGTGACCTCTCAGAGAATGAGGTTTACTTCTGTCAAGAAGGTTGTGGTGAATGTTCTAAGGTCGTTGTTGAAGAAGACAACAGAACGATGCACTCGCCAAACGAAACGATTCTCCTTGAGCGTGATTACAGCAAGCTTGAGGTATCAAGCTGTTGTAAGTCTGAAGTCGGCATTTGGAACAATGATACCGACGAAGAAGTTAAAGCTGAATACGTCTTTACGCAACATGAAGAAGGGGAAGCAGGTTCATGGCGTTAAAAGTATATAGAACGATAGACCACGGCAGACGAAATACACGTTATGCCTACGTGTGCGCATCATCTAAAAGCAAAGTGGCCGCAATCCTTAATACAACAGTAGGTCAGCTGAATAAATATGGTTGTGACCCATTGGATAAGGATAATCCAAAATACTCACTGTATAAGCACCTTCAAGACGGCGAGGTTGTTTACGAGGATCCTAATGAATCTAGACCAACCAACCAAGGGATAAGTGTTCGGGATTTGCATCTAATCGCTGCAACAGGCTATCTCGACGCCGCAATACACGCTTTGAATAATTGCCAAATGCCTAGCAGAGAAATGAAAGACCGCTTACTGCAAATTCAAGGCAGTCTAAAAGATCTTAAAATCGACGCGAAAGAAGCGTTAGAACTCAAATATAGCGGTCGATAATTAAGGGGGGTACTTAAAAGTGAATGAACTAGATAAGAAATACGAAGTGATTTATGCAGATCCTCCTTGGCTCTATCGTGACAAGGCCAATAGTGGCAAACGTGGCGCTTCTCACCAGTACAAGGTAATGACTGCACACGACATTAGCCGCTTACCAGTAGACAAGATAGCAGCTGATCAATGCATTTTGTTTATGTGGCATGTTCCTACACAACCAATGGAAGCGTTAAAGGTTATGGAAGCTTGGGGATTCCGCCTAATGAACATGAAAGGCTTTACTTGGGGTAAACACTACAAGAAAGCAACGGATAAGCTTTGTATTGGTATGGGCCACATGACCCGAGCAAACTCTGAAGACTGCCTGATCGCAGTGAAGGGAAAGTTACCGGAACGTTTAGACGCTTCAATCTGCCAGTTAATCATGGCGCCACGCGGGGCCAACAGTGAAAAACCAGCTATTTTCCGCGACAAAATTGTTGAGTTACTTGGCGATCTTCCTCGAATTGAATTGTTTGCTCGTGGTGAAGATACGCTTGAAGGTTGGGACTGTTTTGGAAATGAGTATTTCGGTGACAACAAGGTTGTTTATGACGGTTCTAACTTCGTAATGGGCCGTGAGGATTTTAATGATGAGTAAATTCGAGAATATCCAAGTAGGTGATACGGTGTTTATTGATACCGCAGTCGAAATATCTAGCGGTTTGTTGAGACAAACACAAGGAAGATATTTCCTTCCGGCCAAAGTAATAGGCGCAACACCAAAATTTTTCAGCATTGAAAGTTATGGCGGCCGATTCCACAAAATCCGCAAAGATAATGGCGTAGAGCATGGCGGTACAGGTAAGCGAGTAAAAGCGCTACCATTTGGTGAAGTAATTTACGGATTTAAAGAGGTTCGCACTGTTAAAGACCAGACCGAAGAATACTTAGAAGGTATCGAGTTTTCTAAAATGTTTAGCTCTGTTAACTCCATGGTCCGTATTCGAATGGATGCAAGTAAAGTGACCAAACAACAACTACAAGACGCTTTTGATGCATTAAGCGCACTACCTAAGAGAGAGAATATTTAATATGACTGTAGCAGTAGTTCCAAACAACAAAGTATTTCGTAAAGACGAGCTATTATCGCGTTACTACATGTTTTCAGCGGAGGCCAACAAACCTCTTACTGACCGCACTATCCAGAAATGGCGCGCTGAAAAAGGCTTTCCTGATCCGGTATGTTCTCGACCTCGCGTTGTCTACTTGCGTAAAGATGTGATGGATTGGGAACGCGAGCAAGGTTGGACGTTCTTAGAGGGCCATGAAAGTGAAGATACTGAAGCCCGCAAATAGCGAATTACAGAGATATGCGGGTGAGGATCTTACCCGCAAAGTCATTCAACGCGTAACAAACCAAATACACGCCGAGGCCGATGAAGTGATTCTTGCAGCATTAGCCGCTGGCGTTCCTGTAACAGAAATCGGATTGATACAAGCCTCTACAATCAACAGTCCCGAGATTGCCGGGTATCACGTAAGAATCGGTCAGCATGTTGAGTGTTGCCAAGTGAGATTGTGGTGATCATTAAACCAAAACGAAAAGGGCCATTACTGGCCCTTTCGCATTTATTCGCAACGGTAAGCGTCAGCTAGGAAAGTGGAACCCCAGCCACCGGAAGCGCTTTTATTAACTAAGTGCGTTGCTCCAAGTGACGCGGCAACTTCTAGCGCATCATTTCGAGCATTGTTTACCCCTACACTACTCATCATGCCACCTACACCGCTCGAACCATCAACCGGACCTAAATAGGCGCAGTTCTCTACGCCCTTTTCATTTGAAAAAGCAATTTTGCTCGCTTCTGGTGATGGGCTGGTAGCACACCCAAACAACAAACCCGAAGCTACAGCCATTACAATAAGTCGTCTCATTGTTATTCTCCTTGAATCCAGTCTAAGTATCTCTCCATAGCTTCAGCTTGCTGAGCAACATAGAAAGAACGGTTATAGATAGAACCTACGCCGCCAAGAATATGCCCTAGTGACTTTTCGGCTATGTGGTACTCAGCACCCAAATCTGCGTAATGAGTAGCTAGGGTATGCCTAAAGCTATGACAGATCATGTTTTTTATGCCAATTTTGTCGCGTAGGTTGTTTAACTTACCCGAAAGGTTCGACGGTGCGTGTCGGTTGCGGGATCTTGTTGTTGGCATGAAGATATTCGTTTTTCCATAGATAGTGTAAAGCTCATCTATCATCGGTCGCATGATTGGCGGGATTGGGCGTTTGATCTGGATTTTGGCCTTGCTGTGTTCTTTCGGTACGGTCCAAACCCATTCTTCTAGGTCAAACTCCTTTCGGTCAGCTAATGCAATCTCCATAACTCGACAACCAAACATCATGATCATCAACATGGACAAGCGGTATTCGACCGGGTTCGTTTGGTCTTGGCACCAATCCAGTAATTGTTTTAACTCCGTCTTGGTGTAAACGCGGTCCCGCTTGTTAGGCATAGAGCCAACATCGTTAGTTTTGATGTAGCGCATTAGCTCAGTGGTGATCAGCTGCTTTCGAACGAGATAGCCACACATAGCTTTACACTCACGCAGCAATAAGCCACTTAGAACAGGTGAACCTTTGACGGTCACGACGTTCTCCCACTCTGGGATAGTCATTTCATCAATAATAAGGGTCCCGAACTTCGGAATAATGTGTCGCTTGAAGTGCCTCTCAGTTACAACCGGATTTTTACGGTTCTTTTTAACGTGGCCTTCAAACCAACGATCAAAGCCATCTTTTATAGTGATGCCTTTGTGTGACACTAGGCGATTGCGAGGATCAACACCTTTGTCTTTGCCCTGCCGCATCGTTATGTGTATATCGCGTGCTTCCTTCAAGGTGGTTTCAGGATAAGTACCTACCTTTGCAATTGCTTGCTTACCATGCCAACGGAAGCGATAATAGAAAGTGATCGCGCCAGTTTGAAACACTCGCGCCAATAGGCCGCCGCCGTCTGGGTAATCTTTATATGCCTTTCCTTCGCTGGTGGCCTTCTTGGATTTAAGGAATTTGTCTGTTAATGCCAT